GGTGTGTCGGCTAGCTGGCGACTGGCGTGGGCGGATAGGTGCGCTCGGAACTGGCGATCCGATGGCGCGTGGATCGGGTACAGGGTCGTTTTCAGGTTGTCGTATACTCCCTCCTTGTCTAGTGCTGTGAATGTCAGTGATCGGGCGCTCTGGCGATTGGGTATCGTGACCCGTAGCAGGTGACGACTGGAGCGGGTGTGTGCACCGTGCGCCTTGGTTCGTGTGATGGTCAGTAGCCCAGCACGGGTTAGGTCGAGTAGAACCTGCGTGTGGCTGACCAGAGGACTGATGCCGTACTGCTCATGCAGGGTGTCACGGCTGATGCGCTGGGTTACCCATTCGTATATCTGTCCTCGATTGTCTAGGGTGGTGGATCGTTCGTGGGCAGGGATCTCCTGCATGGTCGTGGTGACTCGGTATACCTTACTCATCGCTGCTCCTGTGTTGTCGCAAAGAAAAGCCCGACTTCCATTAAAACACGGAAGACGGGCTTCTGTCAAGTTCAAGAAGGGACTAGTTGCTGCTGAACGTCCGAGCCACTACGTAGGCCTTGGTGATGGTGGAGGCACGGTCACCAACGATGACACCAACCGCAGCGCTTTCGATCTGGCCTTTGCGTTTGGTCTCGAATTCAGCGACTGCATTGTACCAGCCGAATGCCGTACCCTTCGCAGCGCGGGTGTCCATCCCTGTCCCGTCGCCCTGGTACAGGGCATCGATCACGGAACGGGTCAACTGCACCTTCGCCTTTTTCTGCTCATATAGCTCCTCGTGCCGTTCCATGCTGACACCAGTGTAGGATGTCCACTCCGGATCGGGTGCAGGCGGCATCGGGTAGACCTGTTCAGTGAGCAGGGCGGCATCGCTACGCTGCAGCTTCTTATTGGCCAGCAGCAGCAGAGCCTCGCGGGTTACCTCGGCAACTGTGGTGTAGTAGTCGTGGGTCTGGCGTAGCCACTTCTCCAGTTCGTCCAGTGCACCAGGGGTGTGGACGATGGCGTACTTGGGGCGGTTCGTTTCCTGTTCCAGTACGATATTCATCGTGTTCTGGCAGACGATCCGAACGTTGGTGCATCCGGTGTGGGCGGCTTTGTTGCTATACATCGGGCTGTGCAGGTAGAGGTACTGCTGAACCTCGTCGCCTTTCACGTCGAACGACTCCACCTTACTGGTGATGAAGAGTGTCTCACCCAAGCCTAGTACGCCCATCGTATCAATCGGTGTCTTCAGTTCACCACCGACATTGCCCCATGCCCGATCCACAACCTCAGCGGCCATCATGGGAGTGATGAGTTCGTAGTCGTGCCGGACGGGTGACCCGAAGATTCTGATCTGGTCGTCCTCTGGAACTGGCATCCGAACGATGATGCTATAGTCGGTGGGCATGGCGGCATCAGCACCGCCGATATCGCCTGCGTTCTTCATCAGGTCGGATGCCCAGATGGTCAGTGCCACCTTGCGAACGTCGTAGTTGCCGACCTCTCCCAGCGCGTCTACCGCGTTCTTCTGCCCCATAGCGATGTAGCGGTTCTCGATGTCCCACCATGCAGGTGAGTCACCACCGTTGAAGAACCTCGCACCCAGGGCTGACTGTAGGATATTAGCTGACATTTTAAGCTCCTCTGCTCTGCAGCGGTTTGCTGCTCTACTAGTACCTCCATTTTACCACAGCTTCGCAGCGGAGTCAAGACTGTAAACATGTGCAAAAGCATCGGGCTGGGATAGTCCTGATCTATCGGACAGATAGCGCCTAATAAATCGACTGAATAGAACAGGCGTGTGTATCGGGCTGATCTATCGGCGGCTATTGGTTGGATACATCCACTGGATAGAGCGACGACCCTGATGTGTGTGTCAGGGTCGTCTATGAGGAGTAAAAATGCGTCTGAGTTCGGTGGGCAGTCGTGAGCTAGGGGATGGGACGGTAGGAGGGCATCGCCAGAAACCCTGACCGCTGAACGGTCTCGCCCAGCCCCTAAACCCAACAACTACCCCCATTAAAACACAAGCCGCGCTCCGACACAAGTATTCAAGGGGACTAGTAGTCCCGTTCCCACCTCCTAACATACAGCGTGTCAGTAGCAGGGTGGTAGGCGCAGGCCAGATAGCCCTCGTGCTCATAGTTCTGGTAGAACGGGTCGAAGTTCGAACCAGGGAATCTCCATCCGAACTTCTCTAGGGTGATGGTCTCAGTCCGGACATTGCGGTAGGTGGCGACTGGCGATATCGACTTCTCCTGCCCACGACGCTCCCAATCCTCACGCAGGAACAGCCGACCCATCACACGCCAGAACATGAAGGTAGGTGACTTGAACGCGGCCTTCCACAGTGCGATCACCCACTGCTGCCTGTACTCAGGGTCATCCAACTGGTCGATCACGTAGCGGTTAGGGAACAGGTACAGCTTCAGCTTCTGCCAGCCTAGGATGGGGATATACACGACATCACCCTCGTTCCAGTGGGCTGGAATCTGGATATCAGGGTAGATTTGGATGCGGTGCTCGTTGACAGGACGTATCTTGGTGCTGTGGTTGATCTGTGGCCACTTTTCAGTTAGCTTGCCGTAGACTAGGTGGGCTACCAGCGCGTCCTCACTGATTAGCTCCATGATGGCCTTGTTGTAGTGCGTCATGTGCGGACTCCCATCATGGTCATCAGCTGCACCCTGCACTCGTTGTTCATGTGGATACGGATGCTTTTGGTGTCGAAGTCTACCTTCTGGTTTATCAGGTCGTGGGCGATCACCTCAGTGGGTGACCCGTCCATCTTCCTGCGTTGCCACTCGGCTATTGGGATGGGCTTCCGCATGTATCCAGCTGCAAGGATATACGCGTGGTTCAGTGTTACCCAGGTGTGACCGTAGCAGTTCAGCACGGCTGTGAAAGCGTTAAGGAAAGGCTCGGACACACGCCAGGGGCGGACAGTCAGCCCTTGCTTTAGCTGTTCAACGACCATATCGCGACAGGCGAAGAACGCTAGCTCAACCACGCTGGCTGAGGTCGGTTCGCTAGGATCAGCTTCCTTAATGAACAGTGGCCCACGCCACACCGCTGGTGTCAGCCTGTGACCCACCCATCCGTGCTTACGTAGGTCGTCGTTGGTGAGCGGGTCACCCACTATCGGGTACAACGTCCGGAACTCGCCCATTTTGTCTGTCTGTTCAACCAGCATCACTTTGTACATCGGCATTTAACCTCCTATCTATCAGTCTACACACCGACTTGGCTACTTTGACGGGGATCGACGTACTCGGCTGTATGTCCCTGGTGTAGATGGGCAGGGGTATACTCATTCTCAAGTCCACCCCTAGCATGCTAACTGCACCCAGCAGCATCACCGGATACTTCCAGTGATCGTTGAAGTCCGGATTGTAACGCTGCCAGATGTACCCTGGTTGCATGGTGATCGCTACCAGTCCGAACCTGTCGTAGATCAGCAGTTCCAGGAGACTGAGGCTAATCCTACAGTCGTCTGGCAGGTGTTCCACGATGGCGGTCATCTTCCCTCCTTTTGAGTCTGGCCTCACTGACTTTGGTGGAAAAGCACACCTTACACTCACTGCGCAGACCGTAGCGGCCTGCAGGCTTACCCTTACGGGTTCGACGGTAGAAATAGCGAGGGACTGCGGGGTACTCCAGCCCACAGCCCTTGCACTCGATAGTACGGGCACGACAGGATAGGCATACACGCTGCAGGTGCAGGTGTGGTCGCTCTGACAACCACCCTGCACTACCAGTGAACATGGCCTCCTCGTACTCGTTACCACAGGCACTGCAACTAGACATTGGCATTGACTTCCTCTATAGCCCGAATGCAGGCTAACACGCAGGGTTCGATCACGTGGCGCTCGTTGAATGCCCCGTTCACATTCAAGCTGTCCGGCCAGCGCGATGCTATGACGTGCCTCAGCGACTGCATGATGGGGTAGTTCTTCACTAACTCGCCTATGGTGTGGTGCAGCGTGGTGCGATCCGAGTGGCGTGTGCGTAGGGCATACGACAGGATGGTGGATGACCACACCCGCGAGTCGTTGAATACGTCACTATCGTACTTCATCTTCAGGGCAGTGACCGCGTTATTCAGGCTGTCCAGCATGTAGGCCGTGATCGAGGATACCTGCTGCCAGACCACCCGACGCTGGGCTGAGTCGTCCAGGGTTCGCATGTCGATCTGGTCGGCTGTAATGCCCCATGCACCAGTACACAGGCTGTGGACTAGCTGCGACAGTGACGACAGCTGCTCCCACGTGGCTGGGTTGTGCTTGTGCGGCATGGCCGATGACCCGACTACACCGGATTCGTCCCACCACTCGCCCTCACTGTACAGGAATCGGGCGGTGATGGCCAGTCGGTGAATAGCCGCTGCTACTCGGTCTATCAGTGCAAGTAAGGCGTACTCGTTGTGGCGCGGGGCAGTCTGGGTGGCGTGTTTGGCCAGTTCCATGACCGTTGGTGGTATACGCATGTGATCACACACGGATGCTAACACGTCGCGTTCGAACAAGGTAGAGGATAGGTCTACCTCGCGACGGATGAAACGACGCTGGACGTGGCTCGTGCCAACTGCACCGCGCACCGACTTGGCCTGAACCTTGAACTTCTCCAGGTCGAGAAAGATGCCCTGGAACTCGACCATGTGACCCATCAGCCGGAAGCCCTGCGTGATAGGCTCGGCTACCTGCATGTGGGTGTAACCTCGGCACGGGTAGTCCTTAGTTGCTGCCACCTGTCGTGCCATCATCCGCACAACCCGCCGGAGCAGGTGTCGAATCTCAGTGACAGTCTGGGCTATGCGAACCGAGTCGACCAGATCGACCACATCGCTGCTCGTCATATCCAGGTGTACAAGGTCGTGTGGCATCGAACCACCGTCCTTTTCAACTAGGCGGTGGACTGCCCCTTGTGCCAGTTGGCGCAGGGCTTCGACCTCGTGACCGACCTCGCGTTCGTGGGTACGGACTGCCCTTACTAGTGCGTCCAAGCCCAAGTCGAACCACTCATCGTTGTACTCCAGCAAGGCTTCAGCGGTAGTGACGAATGACAGGTCGCTTATACCTGCATAGTGCTTGGACTGGCACAAGGCCACCATCGCCCAGACCTGCAGCATCAGGCTGTACCGTTGCCCGTCATCCCAGATGTTGTCCATGTCGTTGGTAGTGTAGCGGCTGGCGTTCATACCCTCACCTTGAAGCGGGGTACGACGCACACCAAATAGCTCTGGCGCGGCATGTAGGGTGGGGATTCGACTACAACGACAAGACCACCCTCCCCCAAATCGCCCACGATCCTGCCCTCTGTCCATACGTCCTCCGTCTGGCCTACGGTCTGGCCTCCACCGTCGATAGTGAGTACGTGGCATGGTTCAGTACTCCTAGCCCATGCCTGCCGCGCTGCATCGAAGAGGTTCGCACCGCCTTCTTTGCGCATAAACTCAGGTCGGTTGTCCGTGTGGTTTCCGTTGTTCATTGTGTATCTCCTCTGTAGTTAACTAGGGTTACCTGATACTGCACCATGTCACCTGTCCTGGTGTCCAGAATCTCCTCGGACAGTCTAGCATCACCCTCACTGGTGATGATCGGGTCTGACCACTGAACCGCCTCAGTTTGTGGGTGGATCAAGCGGATCACCTTTTCGGCATCCTCGAACCGAACCAGGGCGATGCCTGTTCCAGGTTCTTCGTCCGTTCGTCGCATTTGATAGTACCAGTTGCTGCTTTGGTGTGCCATTAAACCTCCACCGTTCCTATGTCCAGAAAGTACACGTCCTCAATAGGACACAGCAGATGGTGACGACGATCCATAGCTAGAACAGTAGCGTACCATCTACCCAGACAGCCGTTCCAGTATGGGCTTAGGTAGTACCCGCGTTCCGTGTCACCAGTCTCTATGTCCACGCACAGCACCCTGAACATGTACCGTTCACCATTCCAGGGAATCAGATCAGGCCTAGGTTGCCACTCCCGATGCTTAGTCTGTGAGGTTTCCATCTTTGTCCCACTTTATCAACAGTCCGGTGGTCGTGTGACCGACACCAGACCCGTCCGGATTCACGAACTTGAACCTGCAGCGATGACCCTGAACCATCATCTCCTCCTCAGTACCCTCGATCAGGGGTATACGATGACCGCCGATGTTCAGGTGGTCGCGGGTCGGTGGTGTCCTGTTTGCCAGACCTATGATAAGGTCAGGCTTGAGGACTACCCTCTTGGGCGGCTGGTCGTTCTGATGGGAGTCGTCCATGTGAGTCCCTTAACTCTAGATCGTACTTCTTGAATAGCTGGCTAACACGCTGGAAGGATATCCCGTACTCCTTCGCTGTCTGGCGTAGGGTGTGGCCAGCCATGTAAAAGTCGTGCATCTGTACTGCCCGTGCACGGTGGCGACTACGCTGGGCTTCCTGTCGGGTCATACGTGCCACTATTCGTGCTCCAGTAGGCGCTTGGCCAGTTCCAGGGTGTGTCCGAATAGGTAGTCCCAAGCCACATCGACGTTGTAGGCGTACTTGCCTGTGACCTCTGCAGCGGGTTTGCCCTGTGCCGACTGGATCACCGACCATGCCAAACTCACGTGGTTCAGGTCGAACTCACCATCGGGCTGGAGGGGCAGGTCACCATCCAATGCCCACGCGGTGTCAGACGTTCCATCGGGTGTGAACAGCCGACCTTCCTTTGTGGCTTGGTGGAAGGTGGCCTCAGTGCGGGTATTGCCATCACCTGAGTTGTAGGGCTTCACACCCGCCTGCTCCAGGTAGTGATCGCCTAGTGCGCTGTAGGCATCACCTAGGTTAGCCCGTATCTCCTCCTCAGTAGGAACGTGGCCATGCAGCGCGTCTATTTCCGCCTGATGTGGATGGCGTGGGCGGGTGTCACCACGCAGGTGACGACTAAGGCGTGGGTCGTCCGGACGCAAGCGCTTGGTCTGGTGTTCAGGTTCATAGTCTGGCGTTGGTGTGTTCTCGGTGTTGCCCTCGTACACAGGCTCGGCGGGTTCAGTCGGCTGGTCGTCGTTCACTGGCATGTCGCTCATTTTGTGCCTCCTATGGCATCAACTAACTCGCCACCATTTTCGATTTTGTGGCCTTTCGACGCGGCCATTGCGATCAGGAAGTCCCGCGTTAGGTGGCGATGACAGAACTTCCCTGGTTTACAGTAGCACTGCAAGACTATTGGGTAGTCAACGGCGATGATGTCCCAGAACCTCTGCGGTGTAGCTAGGTAGCGCCTATTCAGCAGTTCGCTGTACAGGTCGCGAAAGCCCTCCTCGCTTACTCGTTCGTACTTGGCGTAACGCGGATCAGTGTCACCCGACCAACGCTTATAACCAGCTATGAGCCACCAGTCTGGTGCAAGCCAGGGGTAGTAGGCCTCGTCACCGACTGCGGCATCGCTGTATGTGACCGAGTAGATGAGGTATGGCTTCAGCGGATCAGACCAGGGCGCTACAGCCTGCCCATACTGGCATGTGTAGATTCGTTCGGTGACCTTGGCGGGGATACGCGGTGGCTGTCCCACGTTTGCAGCGCCTTTGCGCGGCTTCTGCTGCTGGGCTGGTCGGCTGTCACGGATACGGCTTTTGTCCATGATCTCGACCTCTGGCAGTTCCAGCCTGTCACGCGATTTGACGAACTTGCTAAAGTCTACCATAGCTAACCCCTCCACAGGTCACTAGGTGGTGGTTCAGTCGGCACGACTGGTATGCGACGAACCTCCTCGATCCATCGGTACATGGCCACACCCACGTCCAGCCAGATGGCCATGACCAGTGACTTGATAAGCAGATGCACACCCAGCATCTCTAGTAGCAGGATGCCAGCCATCAGGTACAGCGATAGCAGTGCGTAGCGTAGCAGGATGCTGACCAGGGTTCTCATAGCTGCACCATGACGATAACCGACCTATCCTTATCTACGTCCACCCTGATGTACTGGTGCAGCACGTCCTCCGATACGAACATCGACTCCCTACGGTCTACGCTGCCATCGTTCCACAGCAGGACTGTCGTACCACTGGCTAGATTGCCATCCATCACATCCGGAATCAGCCGGATCGACACTAGGCGTTTGGTCATGCGAGGCTGGCGCATTAGTGTCTGATAGCCTGTGAACACAGCCAGTTGTGCACGGACGCGGATGTACTCAGTCACTAGGTGATCCATCTGGTCGACTAAATCGGGCGATCCTGGAAGCCTAGCCTCCCAGGGTACACGTTCATCCACCCGCCTCAGTTTGTCCAGTAGGAGGTTCAGGTTCTGCTCCGGTGTGTTCATTCGGTTCACGTTCTCTCATCTCCCTTTGTAGTCTGGCTAGGGCGAGGACTTCCTCACCGTAGCGCTTAACAAACTCGACCACACTCATGTACTGGATCTCGGTTTCAGGTGCGCTGTTCATGACACGAGTAGTTCGTCCAGTGATGCGCGACAGGTCGCACACGTCCCAATCAGCCACGCCTAGTCCCTTAGCTGCTTCGCGGGTGGGTTGCACCAATCTAGGGTGTATGACGCACAGCCAGTCCTTCTTGATGCCGCGCTGCTCCAGTGGGTCTTTGAGCATCTCGACTGCCTTCATCAGGGTGTCATAGTCCAGCGACGGGCTGATGTGGCTGGCACTGTCAGCCGTGCTGTAGTTTGGTGAGTCCAAGCGATACGCCTGCAACACACCATCGCCATCCCTGACTGGGTACGGGTTGGCCGACTTAGGTAGTGACACACCACAGTTGGTGCAAGTGTAGTCACCGCTGGGCGTTGGGACTAGGAAGCCCGTGTGACAGAACTGGCAGATCGTCATCGGAGTTTGTTCCTCCCTGCTTGGGTGGCGTAGTAAGCATCCTCACGTTGGTAGCGGGTATGAGCCACATAGCCATACTGGAACAGCTGCTCCATGATCTCGACCACCTCTGGCGTACGCGCTGGGTAAGGCTCACCATAGTGATCCTGCAAGTTGATGCAGCGCTGCAGGTGGTCTTGCTGCAGGGGTGTCAGTTCGACTGGTTCACGCAGTTTGCCTGTCATTGACCATACACCTCGAATGGGTCACGAACGTCGAACGTCCGGACTGGTAGAATGTGGGCGCTGGGTGTGTCGAAGATGGTCGGGTCGTGCTGGACGACTACCGTCATCAGTCGCTCGTTTAATCCAGGTGGTAACGGATGCATCGAGTCATACACGATCCACTGTCCACCTGTGTGGTCGTGCTCCAGGTATAGCTCGATATGGTCGGTCATGCCGAGGTAGGCCACCCACGAGGATGGGTCAAATCGGAGGATGGTAGGCGGTCTACCATGCACGTTAGAGACTTCGATCAGGATAGGCTGTGGCATTCGGACTGCTCCTTTCGTTTACGCTTCCATTTTACCACACCTTGGCTGTCGCGTCAATGACGGAACGGAAAGCCGGACTGAATAAGGGATCGTGCACGGCTGGTCGGTGTCTAGGTTGCTCCCCGTGCAAAGGCCGTAGCAGACCGTAGCAAAAGTTCGCATATACGCGTAGCAGAGTTTACATAGGTTCGTAGCAAGCTCCCCGTGCAAAGCACCCCCTAAAGGGAGGAAGAAAAGAGGTAGACACAAAGCGCGGCGTTCACCGGAAGATAGCAGGTCGTAGGACGCTGCTGCTTATCTACCGAGTGTACTACCGCTGGGCGCTCGGATCGCTGGGAACGTCAAGCTATGCACGGGGCTTGCTACGGTCATGCACGGCGAAAAGGCGTGTTCTGCTACGGTTCTGCTACAAGGGGCGTAGCAGCGTGTTCTATGCCTGTTCTGCTAGACACAAACGGAGGGGTATTCTGGGGCTGGGAGGGGTATACGGGTCAAGCCAGTGATCGGAATATGGACGGACGACCCCCCTGACACTTTCGGCTGGTGCTCTCCCCCACTCCACCCCGCATGCAGTCACGTGTCACGGAAACACACGAAGGCGCTCTCGGCCAGTTGTGACCGGAGCGCCTTGTCGCGTTGAACGGAAGTACCGCCGGAGGTCAGCGCGGGTGCTTCTTGTTGCGGCGTTGCTTCCCATCGTGGCGACGGATGTCCGCTGCACCTGAACCCGTGCCGCGATCCACTGACCTGCTCTGCTTTTGGTGGGTCTTGTAGTGGGTGTGGCGCTGGCTAGGTTTGATCCAGATCGTCATCACGGGGTAGGTGTCGGCGGTGTGGCTAACCTCCAGGTTCAGCCCTGCGATGAGGTAGTTGATGTCGCTGATCTCGCCCTCCGTGAGGCCACGTGGGTCGCGGGTGCTGACCATGTACCCTCCTGGTGTCCGGATGTCGTCGAAGACACGGGCTATCTTGCCCACACCTACCACCTCATCCACGATACCCTGCAGTGTCCACTTCGTTTGTGCGTCCATCTTGGCGATCCTTTCCAATAGGGGTGGGGTCGAAATTGCCCCACCCGTGTATCCCTGGTTGAACTAGAAGCCCATCGACTCCAGCCATGCGCTGGTAGTGTCCTCAGTGCGGACGGTGGGTTCTTTGCCACCGAACTGGTACATTCCGGTGATCTGCAGGTGCTTGGGGAATGACCCGATGGGGCTGGTGTAGGTGATGCCTTTGGCGATCTTTTCGACTGCCTTGACTGAACCACCGACCATCGTGGCCAGATTCTGGAAGCTCATGCCATCCTCACGGGCGGCACGGATGGTGCTGACCTGCGAGTCCGTGTATTTGCGTCCGGCTTGGGTCTGTTCCCATTGGGCGGCTACACTGGCATATCGGGCTTTCCCAGCTTCAGCGACCTGCCCACATTCCTGCAGGGTCTTGGTCGATTCGTGACCTGCGATCACCAGCGACATGTACGGGCGATCCTGGTACGGGTTGAAGAGGGTCTCGCCTGTGTAGTGGGTGTACAGGCGGTGCATGGCCTCGGTGCTCATTTTCTTGAGGCTCTGCGCTGAGTGGGTGGTGTTGAACTTGCGTGACATTGGCGATGTCTCCTACTGATGAGGCGGTTGCCTCTATTCGATATTTCTATTATACCACATATTGGCATATCGAGTCAAGTATTCTGGGGTGAGCGTAGGGAGATCTTAACATGGCGTTCTATACTCTGTTCTATGTGGTGGGGGATGGGCGGTTGGAAGTCCCGCCCTGGTCGTGTGTACCCCTAGCGGATGGGCGTTCCACGCTGCACTGTTGCTCCCAATGGGCGATACTGGTCGTCGCAGGTGAACTCGACTTTGACGTGGCCTTTCATGTTCATGGATGTGTATATCGTCCAGTCCAGCACCACCAGCCGATTCTCAGCCAGTTGGCGCTTCATGATGGCGATCTCGCGTTCTACCTTGGTGGGGTCGAAGCTGTCCTGGAACGATAGGAAGCGGGTGATGGTCGTGAGGCTACGGGCTGACTCCCACTGATCGCAGTCGTCGTGTGCCTGTTCCCATGTGTGCCGGATGAGGGTCTGCATGACCACACCATCGGTGGTGAGTTCCACGTTCAGCTGCCCATTTTCCATTACTACTACTGTTGCTTTGTTCATGGCGATTTGTCCTTTGCTGTGCACCAGTGGGTGCTATTCGATATTTCTATTATACCACATCTGATGCCATCGTGTCAATCTATCTTAACACACTCTTAACACGACGTTCTATTGCATAGAACAGTGGGCTTATCGCCCACCGAACATCCGCGCTACAGCGGCTTTGTACATCGCGCCACCGTCGCGGTGAATCTTTCGGCCATGCTTCCCAGCTGCCAGCCGATGCACTGCGTCGAACGCGGGTGTGCCTGTGTCCGCTGCCCAATGGCCAGCTGCTTGCCAGACGCGGCCACGACCATCGACGGTGACCAGTTCCAGCCCAGCCGATTCGCAGGTGGCATTGTAGCCGACCAGGGTCATGCACTTGTGGTACGCCATGCGACGACCCTCGGCGGTGTCGCTGAACGTCCACACGGCTGTTTCCCCGCCTGCCTTCGGGTATGACCCGACTTCCAGGTGTTTGCGTCCGTCCGAGTCGATCTCGACCAGCGACACTACCATGTCGGCCATGCCGAAGAACGTCTCGAACTTGGCGATGCTTGTTGACTTTTCCATTTGGCGATCCTCCTACTAGGGGAGCGGTGAATCCGCTCCCATCACTCTTCCATTTTACCACAGCTTGGGGTCGGTGTCAACCCCAAGCCTTAGGGGTTCGTTAGCGCAGCATCTCCAGCATGGTGGCCAGCGCAGCTACGCAGGCTTCCTCGATGGCCACGACCTGATCCATGTCGTCATCGTCCAAGTCATCGTAATCGCTGGTGATGATGTCCGCCCACTGCTCTTCGGTCAACTCACCACTGCCAATCAGCTGGTCGATCATGCCACGCGCTTCATCGTTGGTGAGGTTGTGGCTGGCATTCCGCAGCATCTTCGATGACAGGTACGCGACTTGGCTGGGGTCGACGTTGAAATCAGCTGCTGCAGTGCTGTAGGCTTCCACGTACCAAGCCTCGGTCACTTCGCCTTCGCTGATGATCTGGTCGACCAGATTGGCGGCTGTCACCAGGGCGGCACGTTCCAGGTTGGTGGGCTTCACGTTGTCGATCTTGTCGTTCTGGTTCGTGGTGGGTGTCCACTTGTTGTTGGACACCCAGACCAGCAGACCCTTCGACACCAACGACGTGATCGTGTGGATGCTGATGCCAGTACGGTGGCTGACTGCGCCTTCATTCGTGGCGATGGTCATCACGTGCTGTTGTGCGGGTGTTAGCTTCTTCATGGCGATTTCTCCTATTCACGGAGCGGGATATCCGCTCTCTTATCTACTTCTATTATACCACAGATTGGGGTCATCGCACAACCCCAATCTCTAGGGGTCTTTACGCGATTGCGACTACGTACGTCTCGCCATCGCTGCCGACGATGCTGTTAGCCTGACCGCTCTCACGGACGATGGCCACCAGGGCGACTACGGCTTCACGCAGGGTCTCGAACTGCGCACTGCTGTCGAAGCCCAGCCGGAATGACTCGACCTCGTTCACCATCTCGTAGTAGCTCACCATGTCGAAGGTCGTGTGCTGAACCTGCCGCGACTGTTTCGATCCAGGTGGTGGCCTCTTCGCCTTCCTTGTTCCAGAAGAGGTTGATGGTGATGGTGCTGCTGGTCGTGTTGGTGAGGACTGTTACTGTGTTCATGGCGATTTCTCCTAACTATCCGAGGGCGGAAACCCCGCTCTCTATCTTATTTCCATTATACCACATATTGGGGTATTGAGTCAAGTAGTCTTCGGTGTTCTTAACAATCTCTTAACAGGACGTTCTATTCGATAGAACAGGAACTCCGAAGGGTGCACCCTATATGCACCCATATGTAATCGGACTTAGCTGGAAAGGAGGTAGAGGCGCTCGGACACATCCTGGAACTTGTCCATGCTGTGGTCTAGTCCGAGGCTCATCTTGCTATTCATCTCGTGGAGGATCGTGGCTGGGACGGGGATATCACCATAGAACGAGGCCACTACCGTGTTACGCTTCGCCCACTGTTTCATGGCCATCCAGAAGCGTTTGTGGTTGAACTCGCGATTCAGGTACTGTGTACCCTTGGGCAGATATGGCGGGTCGACGTACACCATCATGCCTTCGGGCGGGTTGTTGTCCCACTGCGACCAGCTGCAGGCTACGAAGTCCACGCCCTCTAGCAGCGGCTTCTGCTTCAGTAGTGACCGTTTCAGCGCTGCAGCGAAGTTGATGTTGCCCTTAGGATCACGGGCGTAGGTGTCGAACCACTTACCACCGAACGAACACCCGATGTCTATGAAGGCGACTGGTGTGGCATATCGGCCAGTAGGCTGTAGTCGGCCTCGCTGATGTGTTCAGGTGGAATCCACCCACCCTGGATGGCTTTGTACAGGGCGATCAGGTACTGGTTGGCATCGCTGCCGATGCGTATACCACCCTGGATCTTCTCCATCACGACAGCCGACCCTAGGAATGGCTCTAGGTACGGACGACCAGCGCGTAGCTCGTTGATTATGGGTGCGTAGTGCTTTGACTGTCGGAACTTCCCGCCCATGTACCTCATTCGGTAGCCCTCCCATCACCGATGCTGAGGCCATTCCTGAACCTGTCACGCAGGGATAGACTGTTAGCGCTGGTCTGTTCGTATAGGCAATACACCTGATCAGGGTAATGGCCGGACGCGTCTTTGCAGGTCGACTCAGCCAGTTCACGGGGCAGGTTTCGAATGACCGGATGGGCAGTCAGGTCGTCGTACAGATGCCACCATACGGTGAACAGACCGACCTCGCTCGGTGGTTCTTTCGGCTGGGCTTTATACTCACGGGCTAGACCGATGGCGATCTGCATCTGCAGGTCTAGCTGCTTATTGGCGTAGTTCTCGCGCTGCATGCGCTCTAGTTCCTCACGTAGGGTCGGCATGGTCGGTGTCCTCCTCTGTAGGGTGGTCGCTGGGTAGCGTATTCTCCAGCAGATTAATCTCTTCGACAGCAGCATCTAGGATGCGCTGGATTGTTAGTAGTTCAGTGTCATGGTGCAGGATAGGCTTCCAGTTGCCTGCAGCGAAGTCGTAGTACATCGGCTGTTTGGCTCGGTTGCGTGACTGTGAATCGCGGACTAGGTAGGAAAGACGACGTACAGCCCGTGAAATGTCGCGGGTTGCCTGCAGCAGGTAACGTAGGCGTTCGTTGGTGGTGAGGTTCTTGTGTTCTTCGACTAATTCTTCGATGGGTCGTTCGTCAGTCATGGCGATGTCTCCTATAAGAAGGGCGATCCCCATGATCGCCCTTGTGCTAACTGGTCTGTGGGTGTGTACTATTCCTGGTCGGGCAGTACGAAGTAGGTGTGGGCGGTCTGGCCGATGACAGTGCCTTTCCATTCGCTAGCACCAAACTGGCCACGATCACCTTCGACCCAATGGATCAGCGCGTCGTTGCCATCTTTGGACAGGCGGAGCAGGCGTTCACGGATCTCGGCCTCGTCGCCATCACCGTATAGCTCGGTTGCAGTGGCGACAGCCTCTTCAAACGCGGCATCTTCAGCGGCGGGGTCGATAGGCGCTGGTTCAGCCTTCGCCTTTTTCGCGGCGGCACGTTTGGGTTTCGGGGCGGGTTCGTCACCGTTGGCTTCAGCTGCTTCCTTGGGTACGCTTTTGGTTGGCGGCAGGATGCCGTGTGCACCCAGACCCTTCCGGACATCAGCGTAGATCAGCAGCTTGTTGAAATCGGGGAGTTCAGTCCAGTACGTACCCAGGGCTTCATTACCCTCGATGGACTCCACGATGAACGCTGCCAGATCGCCATTGTCGACGGGATATTTGCCGTAGTTGGCGACGACGTACGGTACAGCCAGGGCGATGGTCTGTGCACGTGGGCTGGGCTGTTTGTCCTTTTTCTCAGGACGCGGGGCTTTGGCCTTCTCAGGCACATAGTCGGCCAGCGCCTTGCGGATATCGGTGCGGACGATCTTCTGGCGGAATTCACCCTGATCGCCTGCTTTCAGTTCAGTCCAGTAGGAGATGACTCCGGTGTCCAGACCTGCGACTGTCGATTCGACCAGTGCCAACATCAGGTCGTCGTTGTCATAAGCGACACGGGCATCACCGCTCTGCGCTTCGTACTGCGACTTGAACGCTTCCACTGTGCGGCTGATGATCTGGCCACGAGGGGTCATGCCACCGGACACCGCGCTGGTCGTGCCAGGGATGTAGGCACGGACGATGCTGTTACGGGTGATGTTGGTGAGGGCACGTCCGAGGTGGGCGGTGACATGCTGCACTGCGCCATCGACCTCGTTGTATTCACCGTGTGTGCTGATTTCCAGGATCGCCAGGGCATCGGTGATCACGCTCATCGCAACTGCGTCGTTGGCTGTGGTCGCTTTTTCCAGGGCGGTGGTGAGTTGTTGTTTCATGTCTGCCATTTTGGTTATCTGCTTTCTGCTGGTATGTCCAGCTGTAAAGAACTCGTGTGTGTATCGGGCTATCGTTGCGTCGTACATTGCTGCCAGGGATCGGGTTGGGTCGTATGGCCATGCTCCTTTTATGCTCATCGGGCGTTCGTCCTGTTGTTTTGTTCGACCTCTCTATTTTACCACACCTTGGGTCAGTGCGCAATGGCCGCTGTGAAAGGTCGATGTCAGTGGCCATTGCAGTCAGTGGTGGGGTGACTCGCGCCACCCCTATCCCACGTTTATTCGACGTAGACGACGAAGCCACCGTGAACGAAGTACACCACGCGCTCACTGCCATCGGCTTCCATGACGATGGTCACTGGTTCGATGGTGGATGCGTCCGGAATGCCCCATTCACCCAGGAGTCGACGTTCCTCTTCCAGCCAGTCGGCATCGAACTCGTGATCCACGACCAGGATATCACCGTCGAATTTGAATCCGGCTTCCTCACCGAATTCGGCCATGATCGCGTTGTTCCAGACTTCCAGCTGTTCACGTTCCAGCATGATGGCGTAGCTGTTGCTGTAACCACCGTTGATCTCTTCCCACATCAGCGGGATGAACGCTGGCATTTTGTCGCCCACCAATGAATCGGCGGCTGACACTTCGATGAAGGTTTGTGTTGATTTCTGCATGGCGATTTCTCCTATCTGGGAGGGGAAGCCCCCTCCTCTATCGATATTTCTATTATACCACACCCTGAATCCGGTGTCAAGTTATCTTAACAAACTCTTAACATGGCGTTCTATCCCATAGAACAGAGGGGTCACTTCGTGTGGTACACATCCGAACGTGTACCGCTCTATGGGTGTGTCCGTCAACAGGCACACCGATGTGCTCCTTGACAGGGGTACACGGGGCGTGGTTTAATGGTGGGATAGGCTTTGTACCGCGAGGTTTGCCGTGTCCGATCACCCTCCACGCCAATACTGCACTGAACCCAGACGCGATGGGTCACGATGCCATCAGCCACCAATGGCGAATGGTAAGTGTCACGTGCACGGAGGTGACCCGCTGGATCGCCAGTACATCGCAGCACAAGCCAAGGGCAGACACGGGTCGTATATCCCTGCCAGTCTGATCGAGATGTACAACTCGGCACGACTGGACGAACGGCTACTCAGCCTTGAGGACGATATCGCCCTGATCGACACCCGAATTGCCTACCTCCTTTTAAGGATAGGTGAGGGCGAAACACCTGCAGCGTGGGAACGCGTACGGGTGATCGCGGGTAAGCTGCTGGATGCCAACCGCAAAATCGAGGCCAGCCGTATAGACGAGGCCATCGGTGAGCTAGAGGATGCGATATGTGCACCGCAAGACAGCCGCGCTGATTGGGAGGAGATAGCAAAACTCCAGGAGCAGCGACGGAAGCTGTCTGAAAGCCAGCGCAAATACGAGATAGAACAGGAACGCATGATACCAGCCGAGGCTGTCCTGGAACAGGCACGGCTACTACTAGACTCGATAAGGCGGAATGTCGATGACCCTGAGGTACTCACCCGAATCCAAGCTGACTTCCAAGCAGCGCTTAGGTCAGTCCCTAGTGGAGGGTTTGTCGCCATCGAAACATCGCAACTATCAGAGTCCTGAAGGCATAGTAGCCTTCGCCCATGACGTGATCGGACTGGACGGGTCAACCAAGAGCAAGACTCTAGCACCCTACCAAGCCGATATCCTCAGCCAGTTCGCACGAGACAAGCGTCTGGCAGTCCGAGGATTACACGGCATCGGCAAGACCGCCATCGCATCGTGGGTGGTGCTGTGGGCGCTGTCAGTGTTCGAAGGCGATGTGAAGGTTGTGACCACAGCCAGCGCATGGAGGCAGTTAACGCATTACCTCTGGCCGGAGATACGCAAATGGGCGCAGGTCTGCAAGTGGGAGGTCATGGACAATGGGGTACAGATCCGATACGGCAAGGAACTACTGGAGTACTCGATCAAACTGAACGCCAAAGAAGCCTTCCCTGTTGCGTCGAACAACCCCTCCCTTATTGAGGGTGCGCATGCCTCTACGCTGGTGTACGTGTTCGATGAGGCGAAGGCGATTCCGGACGAAACGTGGGACTCAGCCGAGGGTGCGTTCTCGACAGGCAACTGCTACGCACTAGCGATATCCACACCAGGGGACGCAACTGGTCGATTCTACGACATCCACAGCCGGAAGGCGGGGTATGAGGATTGGGGTATACGGCACGTCACACTAGACGAAGCCATAGCTGCTGGGCGGGTCGACGCAGATTGGGCAGAAAAGCGGCGGATACAGTGGGGCGAGAACAGTCCGGTGTACCTGAACCGCGTATTAGGCGAGTTCAGTAAGAACGACCCGCATGCCCTCATCCCGCTGCAGTGGGTGGAGGAGTCCAACAACCTCTGGCATGAGATGGGTGGCAAAGGCAAGAAGGAAGACAGCCTGACATACGGCTTGGACGTTGCGTGGCAGGGCGATGACAAGTCCAGCCTAGCCCGTAAGCGGGGTGTCGTGGTCGAGTCCCTGGAGATGTACGGAAACTACGACCCGATGGAACTGGCTGGAATGGCCATAGTCCAGATGGCTGGCGATAAGGAGTCCGCCATAGCAGTCGACTCCAACGGCATCGGTGCAGGGGTATACGCACGACTGAACGAACTCGGCTACAACGCAGTACCCTGTAACGTGTCCGAGGGTACAGATGAAAGGGACGAGTCTGGCGAGTTAGGGTTCTTCAACCTGCGATCCTTCATTTGGTGGAGGATGCGCGAGTTGCTCGACCCGAAGAACCCAGACCGCATAGCCCTCCCTCCTGATGATGGTCTTACTGGCGACCTGACTGCTCCGAAGTGGTCACCGACTAGTAAGGGTCTGATCAGGGTAGAGGGCAAGGAAGACATCAAAAAGCGGCTGAAACGGTCAACCGACTCAGCTGATGCAGTGGGTCTGGCAATCTACGCGGATATTGAAACACAGGCATGGACGGAGATATGGTAGAAAACGCACTGCTACAGCCATCTGCTATCCTCCCCTTCGATCCGGATGCTATCACCAGGGCAGTCCAGAACCCTGAAGACGGGGATGGTGAGCGCTACGTCATCATGAACGACGACTTAGTGCCGTATTCAACCTACAGGTCGAGCTTCCACACTGCGTGGGAGCGGTCACTGTCTGGCCTGCAGGTTAGTGAGCAGGCTAAGCAGCAGGCATACGCGATATCCGCTGCAGCATTCGCAGCTACTCAGTACCGCTGTCTGACCATATCGCAAGTCCCTGGTGTGATAGTCGACCAGTCCAAGAACGATCCGGTGGAGTGGCATCCGCTTATTGGGTTCATGCCCTATATGGGGAAGCTCATGTGGCAGATCGAAGTGTCGCTGCTGATTTGGGGCGTATGCTACCTCAAGAAGGTGTACAACCGCTACGGCTACCCATCGAGCCTCTGCTGGGTGCATCCTGAGGATATCACGCCACAAACCGACCAGTACGATGAAGTGTACGAGTACTACGAACGCATGAGCGGCGTGGCCATCAAGCGTCATCAGATGGTGGAAATTCGGACGTTCGACCCTGACAGGTCACTGCAGGGGAAGTCGGCATATGAAGTCGCCATGTCCCACATCACTACTGAGCGCAATCTCGTGATGCATGCTGGGTCGTTCTTCTTTAACTCAGCGCGTCCCGATGGCATCCTGGTTTCGAAGACCCGACTGGATAAGGAGGGTAAGCTCAAGGCCAAGAAGGATTGGGAGCAGTTCAAAGGGTCTGGTAACGCGTGGCAGACTTTCGTGTCGGGTGGCGATTGGGACTGGATACCCATCACGATTCCACCTGTCGACTTGGCCATGACTGAACTGAAGGACGGGTCACAGAAGGACGTATGCGCTATCTTCCGGACTAACGGCGCTCTGATCGGTCTGGCCAGCGTCTCCGACCCGCTATCGGCGGGGTCTACACTGGCGACAGTTAAGCGGAATCACGTCGAAGCTGTCACCCTGCCAGAGTACAACGACATCGCCCACGACATGAACACGCAGTGGCTCTGGACTGACTTTGACGAGAAGAACTACTACACCCTGATAGCCAACGAAGCCGACATGCCGATCTTGTCGGATGTGTCAGGGGAAATGTCCACAGTTGCAGTGAACCTGACTAACCCGCTCAACCCTGTGGTCGACTACGACGAAGCGCGTAAGTTCATGAACCTATCACCCCGCGAGGGGTACATAGGTCGACCACCGGATCAGTCACTGGCTATGGTCAACGGTACACTGATCACGGTTAACGAGGGTCGGCAGTTCCTGAGTCTTGAACCGTACCAGATTGACATGCTGAAGACACCAGACGGTAAGCTGATCCGAGCGTCTGATCTCGGCAAGTACCTGGATGCCACGATGGAACTGATAGTAAGCCCACCTGCTCCCCCAGCCGGAGGCGGATTCGGTGGTGGGTTCGGTCTGACAGGTGGTCAGCCCATGCTCCCATCCGGTGGACAACCACAGCCACCCACTGCACCGACACCGAATAACCCTTACGACGCATTCCGGCTTCCACTGTCGAACTCGCGTTCTGGCAGCGGGTGTGCAGTCGTGCTGCAGTTCAGTGGTGATGAGTTGGTGAGGTCTATCCAGACCATCCTCAAGACCCAACTGCCAGACAGCATCGCCCATGTCTGGTGTGATCCTAAGGACTTCCACCTTACACTGTACCAGTGCGAGGTATGCTCGATGGCTCAGGAAACCGAGCTATACTCAGCCCTGAATGTGACCAAACCTCTCCCCGTCATGGTGAAGGGTACTACCTCCTTCCAGCAGGACGGGTATATGGTCTTGGTGCTGCAGATCGAACCATCCGAAGAGTTAGTGGCGCTGCAGTCGAAGATCTACGAGAAGGCTGAGTCGATTGGGATCACCAGTTCATCGGACTACAGCGAACCGTCGAAGTGGAAGCCCCACATCACCGTAGCCTACCTTGATCCGGAGACACCCATCGAGGAGTCGTTGTTCAATGTCCAAGTTCAGCCAACCGCCATCGCAGTTACTAAATCGGAGTACCAGCCTACTTACACCAAAGATATCGCTGCTGCACCTAAAGAGGAAGTGGGTCGAGGACGCAGGTCGAATACACCCTACGTGGAGGTTGCAGTCGACTTCGCCAATAACGCCTTCCTTAAGACCGCACAGCGTGTACTGTCTCATTGGGCGGCGACGGAGGGAGGCATAGAGGTCAACTGGTATGACCCAGCCACCTTGCGTATGCCCCTGATAGAGATGCAGAACCTCACCTCCATGCAGGCGGCACGGGCTATGGAACTGGTGTCCTCGGCTGGTATGGCCAGGGCAGATGTGTACACGGGTGAATACGCGATCCGCGACGGTCAAATAGGCGTGGTGGTTGCAGCGACTGATGAGGTCGACAACATCCGTAGTGCAGCGATGCTGCAACTGGACGAATTAGCAGATACCTTCCATGCCGAGGGATGGTCACCGTTTGTGCCACTAGGGGCGATCCAGGGCGAGTCCGAGGCTCGGAGTCTATGGGCTTCCGATGGTTATCCGCTGGTACTGTCGGCTATTACCATGTACACGGGTACACTGCGTCGTGGGCGCTGGGAGTTGCGCCACAAGACGCAGGTATCAAAGGAACTGGTCAACTGGCAGCGGGTAGTAGAGCGCAAAGGTCGCGATCACTGGTTCACACCAGAATACGCAGGTCAGCTGGTGTCGGACTTCGTACGGTCAGCCCTGCAAGACACCGATGCCACTATCGATGAGGTATTCGCACGGGCTAAGGAGATCGAAGAGTCCGGCCTGACCTACGTCGATCCTGATATCGAACCCACACCAGAGGAGGCGCTGGAGTATTGGCGCAACTACGACGAGGCTAAGGCCGACATAGGGCAGGACTGGTACTCGTACATGACTAGGGTTCTACCGGATATCTTGTCGTGGATCAAGACGGAGACCAAGCCATCCTCGGTGACCGAGGTTTTGGCACGACACCACGATAAACTCCGCGACGATTGGGTAGGGACGGAGGAGAATCCTGGTGCACTGTACTCGGTGGTTCTGGCAGGCATGGCGGCTGGGAACGAGGCACTAGTTAAGGGTGTCAGCATGAACCCTGAAAGCCGCGTTGCAAAGGTCGGTGTGGCCATCGAGTGGGATCTCCTGTCCACACAGGCTCGTGACTTTGCCAGACAGTACACCTACAAACTCATCAAGGGTATCGACGCGACGACTGCCAGGATGGTGCAGGGGATATTCGATGAGTGGACTACTACAGGCAAGCCATTCACGGAACTGGCCAAGGCGCTGGAGGTCGTGTTCAAGGATAAACAACGCGCTGCACAGATAGCCCAGACCGAGGGTATACGGGTCTATAACGAGGGCGCATTCAAACGCTGGACGGATGTGGGTGTTAAACGGGCTAAATGGCGCACAGTCCAGGATGGCATCGTCTGTCGGGTATGCAAGCCACTGAATGGTCAGGTGGCTGACATGAAGACAGGCTGGATCAGCCCATCGCGTAAGGGCGGGTTCAAGACCTACACCACCTCAGCCCATAGCGGGTGCAGGTGCTTCCGGACACCAGACACGACGGGCATACTGGAGGATGTTAAACAGGATTACAAGCCCGTAAAGGTCGTAGCCCCAGCACCACCGCCGATGCAGGTTTCGTCCGAGTTCGTCGCTCCGACACCCGCACGGGTAGCAGGTCTGGATGCCTACCGTGATCTTAACACAGATGAGCCGACTGGCCGAATCCGCCAACCTGGAGATCCGGTACTAGGCGAGATTTACAAGCGGAACGGCTACGATGGTAGGCCGAATGTGGTAACGCCAGAGACTATCGACCAGCTACGGGCGGATGGTCATAGGATCGTCTATCGTGGTGTCACTGATGCCAAGTTCGCTGAGCAGTTCAGGGACGGGGAGTACTTCCCTGGTCTAGGGATATACGGCAATGGGACATACACGGCAGTGGGCAGCGATGCCGACAACCACACCGATGCTCTGGACACAGCCCGTGAGTATGCTACCGAGCAGGGGTACGTGATGCGCATGGCGATCCATAAGGATGCTAAGATCGTCACCCTGAAGGAGATCCAGCAGATGGCGCAGGACGAGCTAGAGGCCTCGGCGGAAAGAGTACGGCAGGCTAGGAAAGCCGTGTACGCAGTACCCCACGACCACCCTGATGCAGCTGCTCTGGAGGCGACATTCCAGAGTGAGAAGGCCAGGGACAACGACGTGCATAGGCTGGTGATGGATGAAGGCAGATATGCCTCCATCATGGGCTACGATGGTGTACTGGTCGAACGCAACTCAGCAGCGGGTCAAGGTATAGGCGACTACTTGGTGATGCTGAACCGAACCGCCATAGCAGTAGATACGAGAAACTGGAATGGGAAAGTGAGCTATAACGACTAATGAGTATTAATGTGGCCGAGAGTAGGGAACTAGCCCAGCTGACCAACATGCCAGTGTTCGTGGCCGACGTTGCGCGGGTGAATGCCCTGAGGCAGCAGTCGGAGGAGCACAGCCAGATCAGCCAGTTCAGCCCTGAGGTTAGGGCGTGGGTGTTAACTGCCAGACGCGAGATGCAAATGTCCGCTGAGGAACGTAACACCGAACTCGATAAGCACCTGGAGGCCAGTCGTGGCGAATAAGCCCGTAAACTTCAGCTATCGGATGCGGCTGTCGGGTTTCAACGAACTCCGCGAGAAGCTGGACGAGTCGCGTTTCCAGGTGCTGATGTACGGCCTGCTGGGTAGGCTTGGGGCTATGATGGAGGAAGATTCCAACGGGTATCCTCCTCAACCTAAACCCCGAAACCCACGACGTAAGGCATACCGGAGGACTGGTCGGTTAGGGGCTAGCCTCACCACAGAGGTTGTGATCGAACCTGAGATCTATGCGGTGAGGCTAGGTTCTAACGTCGTATACTCCCCACTTGTGTGGGCATTACCAGACGACGAGCCTATAGGACAGGCGTGGATGCACCAGGGTGTCTGGACTCCACTGGCGACCAGCGTACTGGACAACATCGACAAGTATGCTGAATACGCTGAGTCGGAAATCTACCTGTACTTAGAGGGTGGTTGATATGAAGACTAATATCCGTGTACTAGGGTACGCTACCGAGGCTAACACGATCACCGGACTGATCCGAGGGTACGTGTGTATTTGGGGTAGTCTAACCCACCGTGACAGCTACGGCACATTCTTTGACCGCGCTGCACCACCCGATATGGCGCTGGACTTCCTACCCCGCCCTATCATGTACGAACACTCAGCAGATGGGTTCGTTCGTAAGGAGATCGTTGGTGCAGTGACCCGCGTCTACTTTGACGATGTGGGTGTGGCCTTCGAGGGTCACCTGTACAGGTCGTCACCGTTCTTCCAGAAGATGGTGACTGAAGTCCTGCGTGGAGAGTTGAAGACCTCCTCCTCCACTGCAGAGCATACCGCTGATTTTGATGAGGATGGTCGATTCCGGACGTGGGTGCTGCATGAACTCAGCCTTACCAAGTACCCCTCCGAGGAACTAATGCCTGCAGTTGAGATTGTGAGATCTATACTCGCCCTAGGCGGGTTTAATCTACCCGATGGTACAGGATCGCGAGAAGGGCGGGATGCCCTTAGTCCACGTGCCAGCGGATTAACCGTTCGAATGACAACTAGGAGTACATCTACCATGCGAACCCTACAGGAACTCCTCGCGGCTATGGCCGCAGGTGAGGAAGTTGCCCTGGAAGAGTTGATGGCAGCGCTGGCATCGGAATACGGACTGGACGCTGTAGAAGCGGCCATGACGCAGGCATCGCAAGAACCTGCATCCGAGGAAGCGCCACCTACCGAACTCTCTGATGTGGCTGTCGATGACGCAGTAGCGACTGAAATCCAGACTATCATCACCGAGTTGGAAGCCATCGCAGGTACGGTTGAGACTGCACCAGAAGTCGACCCTACTGCCCTGTCGGATATCCAGACCCGCATGAAGGCTCTGGCTAGTAAGACTAAGAAACCTTCCACCAAGGTCGAACCCAAACGCGGGTCGACCCAAGCAGAGTTGGTTCAGCGTATGCTGCAGACGCTGGCCACGACTCGTTCGAAAGAGCAGCGTAGTAAGCAGGGTGAAGCACCTGCTGGAGGTCACAATCCCGTGCCAGTCCGAACCAAACCCACTGAACAGACTCAGGTCACCGTGTCTGACCAGTTCCAGCACTTGAATGCAGCGGACATGGCCTTGGGCTACATGCTGCTGGACAGTGCCAGCAAAGTTCCGAAGAACATGAGGTCAGAGTACCCCGTAGTCTCGGAAGAGTACATGAAGGCGCTGTCCTATAAGACCGCGCTGGCCATCAAAGCCGGAGACCCTGTGGCTACCAACTACGCGGTACGCTCCCGCTTCCCTTTCAAGAATCCGGAGGAAGTGTTCCAGTCGGATGTTAAACGTGCCAACGAGGTAATGAGTGGCGCTAGTGGTCAGGGTGGTGAGTGGATTCACGAACTGCAGGGTACTACCCTGTGGGAGTACATCCGCCAGGAAACACCCCTGTACCAGCGCATGCTCAGCATGGGCATGGACGAGCAGGAACTCCCGCAGGGGTTCAACTCGGAAAGCATCCCGCTGGAGGGCAGCGATCCTACTTGGTACGTGGCAGGCGGGGCGGCAAACGTCGATGCCAACTCTGGCGCGGCTACACCGACCTACGCATCGTCCAAGTTCGGTACTAGTGAGCAGTCGGTCACAGTGGCTAAGCTCAGCACTGCGATGTTCTTCCAGCGTGAGTTGGAGGAAGACAGCATCATCAACATCGTCCAGGAAGCGAATCGTAAGATCCGCATTTCCGCCCTGGAACAGATGGAGTACATCCTCCTGAATGGTGACACCGCTGCTGGTGCGAACACCAACATCAACATTATCGATGGCACTCCGGCGGCAGCACCGTCGAAGCCATCGTACATGCTGCTCAACGGCTTGCTGAAACTGCCATTGGTGACCAACACTGCCAATGCCTACAACATCAGCACCGAGTTTGCGGACACCGACTTCCTGAGCATGTTGGCGCTGCTCCCTGGTAAATATCGCCAGGATCGTACGAAGTTGCTGTTCATCCTGGACTCGGACACTGCGCTGGCAGCGGCCAACATCCCGACCTTCAAGACCCGCGACACCTACAACCCAGCCACGCTGGAAGAGGGTACACTGATGAAGGTCTGGAAGATCGACATTATCGAATCTGGCCAGATGCCTCTGGCGAATGCCAGCGGGTTTGTGTCGGCTACCCCTGGTAACAACATCTACGGACGTATCGCCCTGGTACGGCCTGATCAGTGGGCATCGCGCTGGAAGCGTCGTATCCAGACCGACGTATTCTACGACAGCTATGCGGATTCCACCCGCATCACTGCCCACATGCGGTGGGGTCTGGCTTATCGTGACAGTGAAGCGGCTGTGGTTGGGTACGGCGTACCGCTGTCCCTGGTCGAAGCCTAGTACAGGAGAACTGACATGCCCTTAATCCTTAAGAATGGCGCGAGGGGGAGCATCCGTGCTCCCAAGCGTGAATTCGCGGTCAACGGCGCTATCACCATCAAACGTGGTACGGCTGAACTGACCAAGACGGGCAGCTTGGGTGCGTATACCCTTGCTGCACCGCTAGCTTCGGATGAGGGGTCTCGGCTGGTAATTCAGGCCATGACCGCCTTCGCCCACACCGTGACCCTCACACCAGGCTTCGACGGTGCTGGTTCTGGACGCGACGTGGCCACCTTCGGAGGCGCTGTGGGAGACTGCCTATCCCTCCGTGCCTCCGGTGGCAAGTGGATGGTCGAGTCCGTTCGTAATGTGACCTTCGCCTAATAGCGTAGGTCTGATGTTTCTAATATCCGTCTAACAGACCGATTAGTAAGAGGACAACTGACAAATGGCAAAGAAATACACAGTCACTCGCGGCTATCGTGGTAAAGACACTGGAAACCGCTATATTGCCCCTGGTGACTACAACGAAGACGATCCGGCCTTGTTCGGGCTGGGTGAGTCCCTGGTCGAATTGGGACGGGCGCGTAGTTTTGGTGAACCTGCCACACTCGCCACCATTCCGGTTGACCGTGACTTGTCCGGTAAGCCCATCGAACTGCACCTGCCAGAAAACCAGCTGGTGACCGATCCGGTGCGGCCTATCTACGACCAGTTCCCGAATAACGCGGATGCCTCGCAGGTGATCCAGCCGTTCGAATACGGGGCAGCTGTTCCAGCGGTTACAGCTGGGAATGAGGGATTGATCGGTGGAAACATCGAGGTCAAGACCGCAGTCGAAGCAGCGGCTGAACTGGAGCAGGCTCGTGACCTGAAGACGGTGGCAGCGGACGAACGCGCAGCGGCAAAGGCGAACCTGGAAGGAAGCGAAGCGCCTAACACGGGCGGCAAGGTTTCCGAAGACGAAGGAGCGTCAGCGGTGGACTACGACGACATGAGTCTCGAACTCCTACGGGAGCATGCGGGTGCGCTGCAGTTGGAGCTTAAGGGTAACGAATCCCGCGCTCAACTGATCAAGAAGATCAAAGATCACGTAGAGCCACTGGAGTAATCGAACCGTGACTGACTACACCTTCTTTGTCGACGTACAAAAGAATATGAACACCGACCTGGAAGAGGACGCATTCAAAGAACGGGTGCGCGATCTGATCAGGGAGGTGTCCGTATTGGTGGAAACGCGGTGTGACAGACGATTCGACCATCGGATCGAGACACTGTACCACAACTCCCGCCATATCGACAGGGGAGGTGATGTCACCAACGATGGACTCACACTGATGCTGAAGGACGACCTGCAGGAGGTCACTCAGGTGATGGGCAATGGGTCGCTGGTCGACCCGACCTATTACGGCGTGATGCCCTCGTCCAAGACCGTAGCACACCCGTTCCACTATGGGGCGGAGATGGTGGTAGCCAACTCGTACTGGTCATCGTACATAGGCACACCAGCTAGCAGGTCACTGGCCGTTACTGGTATATGGGGATGGGGAGGCACATGGAAACGTCACAGTACAGTAGCAACTGAAATAGCCGACGATGGCGTATTCCTGGACTTGTCCAGCTATGCTAAGCTCGACTACGGCAAGATCCTCCGGATTGGGACTGAGTACCTGGAGATAGACGACGAGGGTCTTCCCGACCCTGCTCCAAGTGGCGTATCAGTTGTCCGAGGCGTTAACGGGTCGACACCTGCAGTACACCTGGAGACAACTCCGGTGTACGTGTTCGTGCCACACCCACTGGTGACCCGACTGGTGAAGCGGCTGGTGCTATGGCAGTCAGCCTTAGATGACAGTCCACTATTCGGCAGTGTCACGCTGGGTGATCAGACGACACCCGTCGACCTATCTGCAGCACCAAAGGACGTGAAGGATCTCCTGATCCTGCTGGAGCGTAAGAACTAATGGTGAACCCTAACTTCGAGCAGCTGGTCACGGATAGACTCGCTGCAGCTGGTTTGGATATGGGTCTGAAGGCTACCTGGAACGTTCCACCCAAACGCAGGATACAGCAGGAGGAACTACCGTGCGCGTATACCCTTATAGGGGCGGTCTACCAGCCAGTGATCCGGACGCAGGGACAGCTATCCTACGGTAGGATGTACGTTCAGCGGATACTGCTCAAGCCCTTCGACGGGTCACCTGATAAGATGGACGCTGGCAATGAGGCCATGCTGGAAGTCATCGAGTGGTCGTCCAAAGTGCACTTTTACTACCACGAAAGGCCTCAGCTGTCGACCAGTACCCTGCCTAAACTGAACGGGTGCAAGATGGTCGAACGTACGGAGGATAGTGGGACAGTGTACCGCACTGCTCCAGGTGGTGCGACGTACACGGCAATAGACGTGGTGCTATTCGTCCTCATGGCGGCTAGCATTCAGACAGTGAGTATACCTTACTAAGATAGTGATGAGGTGGCCTAAATGGCAAAGACTAGATCGAAACGAGGTAGTGTAGTCGGCATCCAGTACGCCCAAGCGTGGCTGGTCGACTCGAACGGGTACATGATGGGAACAGTGGGTGAGGGTGCTGCTAACGACACCACCACACACGCGCTGCTCCTGCGTAATCCCAAGAGCGCTCAGTTGCCTGCCCCAGCCCGTGTGAAAGTACCCCTTCGAGGTGGTAATCGCTGGCTTGGTCAGGTGATGTTCGGTGCTGATGACATTGGTGACTTTTCGCTGAATCTGGCTGATCTGGACGCAGACTTCCATGCGATGGCAGGTCAACAGGTCGTAGATGGTGTAACCAATAGCCGCTGGTATCGTGTGTCCGACAACATGAACCTCACCAACCTGCCTCAGTGTGGTCTGCTTATGTCGGCCATTTGGCAGGATCGCGAGGATGGCGGTGATTCGGAGAACCTCTGGATCAACTACATCGTACCCCGCGCACAGGTATCACCCAGCTTCCCAGCACTGGCGTATCAGGCTGAGTCGGAGGTGATCTACACGATCTCCCCTGCGTATGCCTCCCGTGAGCCAACTGGCAAGACATTCGCATCGGGGTCGATGGGGCTGAAGGATGGCAAGTGCCTGATGTATGCCATCATCACACCCAAGCCGCTGGCACTCACCACCTACGTGGGCGATGGCACAGAGGTTAACTTCACGCTGGGATACAAACCCAGCAGCAGCATCGTGACTCTCAACGCAGCTGCAGTCGAGTTCGCTCGGCAGGGTACGCTGCAGGCACTCACATCGGCATCGACCAGCACAGCCGAAGCGGTAATGGCCGCAGCGGGTTCAGCTGGTAATCGCAATGTGGCGATGTACGAGACCGACTTCGAAGCTGTCGCCTAATCCCTGGTGACAGCAGTATACGACGAGGACTAGAGTATGGCAATCGACTTCATTGAACTGGAACACCTGATCGATGTGCGGGTCGGCACTAAGTCCAGCGATCCTGAACAGCCTCACCAGTGGCCTGATCTGGATCTGTTTGGCCAGACTTATGTCCGGCCTGCTACCACGATGGGGCTACCCAACAATCCAGGGCACTTCATCGTACTGCCCAATGGGTACAGTGGTGAGAAGACCGTCGAACTCCGGAAGTACCTCGCTGGTCGTCCAGCGCTCCAGGGTTCAGACGTGGCCACACCCATCACGGCTGAGGAGGCCGCATCCCTGCCACCTGCTGAGTTGACTACCGAGTTCAAGCAGGTCAGCTTCCCCATCGAATCGAACGTGCCTACTGAGGGGTCGGTGGATGAGGAGTCGTTTCCGTCCACCCCTGCAGAAAAGCTGGGTAATGGGGGCAAGCGGCGACTGTGATCACACCCTGCTACGAGGGGCAGGCGATATTCACTACCACATTCCGGTCATTCGGCACTGATGCTGATGCTCGGCGCATCCACAAGGCTGTAGCGGGTAGTACCCCGCTGCAGTCGGATGAGAACAACGAAGTGAATATCCTAGCCCTGCTGTTATCGACCACCCTGAGCATCGAGTGGATGCCTGAACTAACGGATGAGGTAGCCAGTCTGAAGGCGTTCTGGGATTGGGTCAACACCCACTTCATCCTTCGCAGGGATGAGGAGGGGTACATCCTGGAACTGTCCACCGACCCTACCATAGGGACGCAGGTCTGGCGTAAGTTCAGTCGTATGGTGGGCAATCAGGCTCAACGCGGCTGGTACGACGTATTCTCGGACAACCAGAAGATCTACCCACCATCACCGGAGATGGCCAAGGCAGCAGACCTGCCAGAAGACCTGAAAAGCGATCCGGATTTTTTAGCCGAAGGAAGTCAGCCCGTCGACGGTTCAGGAACAGGTGCTACGAGCACGTCCTCGCAGTTAGAGGACTTGCAGCTAGTAGTACAGCCGAAGTAGTACCGCCTGAGTTCAACCATGACGAGGAGATGGCTTGGACTGGCTTCCTGGTGATGGAGGCGACTGGTAGATGGCCTACCCTGGAGGAGGTTAGAGCCATACAGCCGACTTTCCGCGACGACATCCAGACGGTGATCTACCAGATTAACCGACAGGCTCGATTCATAGACGATGAGGGCGACTAATGGCTCGTGACGTTAATGTAGACCTTAACCTAACAGCGCAAGACACCAGTGCGATTGACTTCCTGGAGGATCTTAATGCGCGTGTGAACCTGACCACTAAGGCTATAGTCGCTGCACAAAAGGCGGGTGGTATTCGCGCTATAGTCGCGGATTCCGAGGTTAAGAAGGTGATCGCCCTCACCAAAGAAGTGAACGACTTAACAGCCGAGTACGAGCAGTTGACTACCCAACTGATGGAACTCAGCAGCACCGATCCAGGGTTCGCGGAAATGTCGCAAAAAGCCGAGATCCTGGAAGGCAAGATCAGGGACATCACCAAAGAGATCCAGAAAGTACCAAACAAGCTGGGCGGCAGTCCACAGGATGCCTTCGACGTGGGACTCCCTGACACTACCCTGTCAGCCATATCAGGGTTGTCAGGCGGTCTGGGCAATCAGCAGCTGGCTGACCTGACTGGTAATGCCAGCGCTATTCTGGCAGTGGTAGATGCAGCGGGTAAGCTAGCACCAGCGTTAACTAATGCCCCTGGTATCTTTGGTGCAGTGGCCACGCAGGGTGCAGCTATGCTAGCGCCACTCGGCGCGACAGCGGCGGGTTTTGGTGCAGTTCTGGCAGTAGCAGCGCCAATAGCAGTGGTGCTGGGTGTTGTGGCATTCGCGGTGTCGAAGTTCAACGAAAGCTTAGAGGGTAGTAAGAAGCAGCTATCCAATGCACTGGTCGCACAGGAGAACTACTACGCAGCGCTGGACGAACTGACTACCGAGGAGGTTGAGGCCGCAGTCGAAAAGCTGGAGGGTTCAACCGACACCCTCCGGAAGCAGCGCGAAGAGACTGCGAACGCGATACAGGCTACGTGGGATCAGGCTGTGGCGCAGTTCGGTGAGGCTGGCGCGAGGGCGCTGGAGGCGGCTGGCCAGCTTCCACTAGGCGACCTGCGTACGCGGCTGGGCGAGTTGGATACCCAGATAGACCAGAATACACAGACTACCCTGCGTTATAACCAGGGTCTAGCCAGTAATGCCTTCGCAGCTAACGATGCGGCCAAAGCCGAGGAGGAACTAGCAGCGACCAGGGCAGCAGCAATCGAGGATATCGCAGCGCTGCAGGATCAGCAGTTGGCCTTGCAGACTGCCTACGACGACCAGACTCTAACGCAGCAGCAGGACAGGCACATTCAGGAAACCAGAGAACAGGAGGATTTCTGGGCTAATCGGCTACGCAGCAACAAGGCTAATGAAGATGCTATAGCCAAGATCGAGGAAGCTGGCCAGGAACGGCTAGCGGCTATACACCAGCAGGGTGTCGACAAGATTGCAGCGATAGACAGCCAGATATCAGAACTAGGCGCATCCCTGGATAAGTTGGGTAACGACACCCGCAAAGCCATCGACAAGATCAACGCTGACTTTATGCGATCTGAGATCGAGTCGATCCAGGAACAGCACGAAACTGAAGCCAAACTGGACAAGGATTACAATAAGAAACGCGCTAGGTTGCTGCAGTCCCTAGCGAATGACCTCCTGGATGCCGAAGCCGCTAACGATGTAGTCGCGTTCATAGCCCGTAAACGTGCGGGTGATGAGCAGGTGAAGCAACTAGCGGAGGATAAGTCCAGTGAGGATGAAGAACGCCAGAAGGCTTATGAAAAGGAACGTGCACTCGCTGAGGAACAACGTGCGCAGAGGATCGCGGATGCGATTGCAGCAGCTGATGAGCGACGTGCCGATATCGAGGAGCAGCGTCAGGAACAGCTTGCGCTTCGTGCTGAAACACTCGCAGCTATCCAGCAGCAGAAGGATGCCGAAGCCCAGCGAATACAGGACACCGTAGATGCCACACAGAAGGCATACGATGACCGCATCAAACTCGAAGACGACCAGCGAAAGATCCGCCTGCAGCGGGAGCAGGACGACTACGACCTAGCCGAGAAACGCAGGGCGGACGGGCTGAAAAAGCAAATGGACGAGATCAACGCTAAGATAGCACTAGAACAGAAGGCCGCAGGGGTCGTGGGCAGCGCGTTTGTAGCTATGGCCAACGACACTGGTGCAGCTGTGGTCAGTGCCATCAACCGAATCAGGGCAGCAGCTAACAGCATAGGCAGCGGGTCATCCTCTGCAGGTGGGCAGGGCGGCGCATCCTTCTCCAGTGGTGGAGGGTTCGGTGGTGGATCGGCTAACGCAGGCATCACAGGTAAACCCAAGATCGCCTTCGACGCAGGTGGCGATATCAAGCGTCCGACTGTGGCGCTGATGGGTGAGAACCTGCGTCCTGGTGAGATAGAAAGCGTGTTCAAATGGAAACCCAGCGAGGGCATGAAGCACATGGCTGACAACAGCGTGTCAGTTCAGGCCAATATCACGGTAGTAGCTGGCGAGGATGTCGAACAAAAGATCGAACGTGGCCTAATAGCAGCGGCCAGGGGTATAGGACGAGCACGGAGGGCAAGTGGCTGATTACGACTATGGCGGCAGTTGGCGATGGGCGTTCGGTCACATAGACCCTGGTGACTTGGATACGACCTACGACATCACCGCTTTTACCAGGGCAGCGGATATGCCCGATATCCTGGACTGGCTCGAACCTGGAAACGGGAGCGACCTATTCGATGATGTGGCTGTAGTTCAGGAGGCGATGGACGGTTCGCTGGGTGGACAGGGCGGAGGGCAGGTGGTCTGGCCTTTGGTGGGTATTACCCCGCTGATGGCCGACTGGCTAGCTACGAACCGCTTCGATGGGCGAAAGAAAAGTGCACCTGCGACCATCATGACCTTCGACTCCACCCAGGGGTGGGTGATCCTGCACTGCACAGCCGGATGGCCAAAGAGCATAGCCTCCCTGCGTAGGGTAGGCGTGATATTCGAGGAATTCCCGATCACCTTCACTGACTGCAGAGAGGCTGTCTGATGGTACTCATCACCGTAGACGACAAAGCCAGATATCGCACACCAGGACGACACCGGACACAAGCCGTGTTAAACGCAGTGCCTATGGTGATCACTGCCAGTGCACAGATCAACCAAGCCACGTTCACCTACCCACTAGGCGAGTTGACTGTCGACAATACCTTCGGTGATTGGGGTACGTCTGTGTCTGGTCAGATGTTCGCTATCGGGACGACTCCAGGTGGTACGGATGTGACCTACGGCGTACTGCGTAGGACACCGACCAGCACGAAGCTGTACCTGGATGCTAAAAGTCAGGGTGATCCAGGGTACGCTAGGGATATACACCAGCCACTAGCCAACGACCAGTACATCACCGTCTTCAAGTACAGACCTCCTTGGGGTTTGTTGTCCAGTATTCGGGGCGGGGTGTTCTACAAGCAGTGGGACGTGCCGTACGCGGGGCAGGGTGCGAACCCTGAACCGATAGTGAGAATGGGCGAGTGGCGACAGGGCTTCGTGGACGAGACCACTGGACTGCTACGGCTACCCTTCACTGTTGACCCGTACTTGTGGAACAAGTCGCTATCCTCCATACTCTGGACAGTGGACGGTGGAACGATAGCAGTAGGTGACGACGATGATGCCACCATCGAGGTCGACTTCGAACCAGGGTTCTATGAGGTTCGCTGCAGGGTAATCGACAACAAAGGCAAGGTCAGGACGGGCTATCGGTATGTCTGGGCTAACACCAGCGATCCAGACGACGTAGATGCCCCATTCTCCTATGCCCATGACGTGAGGATCACCACAGATAGGCGTGACCCGTTCGGACGCACGATGACGCTGGAGGTCGACGGGCAGCTAGAACAGGACGAGCTCTTTCCAGGGCAGGCATTCCTGTTGACCGAGTACTCCACCTTCGACGGGGAGACGCTGGACAACGACTCTCATTTGGTGAAGTCGTTCGTTGGATACTCTACCGAACTAGGAATTAAGTCGAACTGGCGAGGCAAGACGACCACCATCAGCCTAGCGTCACCTACTACGGTGTCCAAGCTAGTCCCGACTGCCAGCCAGCAGATCACCGAATCCCGCACACCCAAAAACTGGTCGGAATGTACCAGCCTATTGTCTAATGCGGTAGGTGCAGCGTGGTACATAGCCGTATACCACTCCCCATTCCTGGTCGACGGGCATGACTTCACCTTCGACCCGTACCTGCTGCTAATGCGTAGGAAGATGCACGTATTCCAGCAGCGCGATATAGGCAGTCAGCTACAGTCGCTGAACCTTCTGATGAGGGGTAATATCGGGTGCAAGTCGTCCGGCCTTATCCGTATGGTGCGTAATCCCAACGACCTTCAGAACGACGATAGAGATCTGCTGGAGGAACTGTGGACTATCGAACCAACCGACGTGATCGGTGAGATCACTATACCAGTCAACTACAGGAATAGCGTGGGGCAGGTGTCCGGATTCGCCTACTCCTACAATGGTGGGTCGGAGAGCACCCCGTATGCCTCCCTAGCACCAGGGTACGCCCAAGCGCAGGGGTCGGAGCAGGATCAGATGACCGCCTTCACGGTCATACACGGAACTGACAGTCAGCAGCGGGTCAACGAGATAACAGGTCACCAGTTCGCAGCGGACAACCCGAAGCACCCTAATATCAGCATCCGCATCGACAGGAACATCGACATATTCGAACCCTGCGACCAGGACGCGTGGACTATCCTGGATATCCCAGCCGACTATGACCCGCTGAACGTAGGCTGGCCAGACAAGCGCATGATACCAGTAGCCGTGACCACTAGCTGGTCGTTCGACAGGGGTACGGTGGTCAAGGAGATGACCGTAGAGTTCCAGTTCCAGTCCTACGGCGTTCCAGGGGTCACAGTACCAGTGAACCGAGGCGGGGCTAACAACTGGTTGTTCACCAAGTGGAATCCAGGAGTGTACGACCCGTACAAGGTACGATTCCCAGACATGGACGTAGACCTGTCCTTCCTAGTGGCGTGGAACTCAGACGGTAAGCTGGGCAGGACTCTGAACCCACTCGATGACAACGTGATCTGGTCTAGGTTGACTGGCATCACGGGTAGGGTTAGGGACTTCTGCTTCAACTGGCACAGTGCCTATTTCACCGACCCAACCGATCCACTCAGGGCGTGGGTCATAGCAGATGACGGTCTGACCATCCGCATCTACTACACGTTCGACCTGCTGGTTGATAAGCCGACATGGGAGGTTCAGGCCACCTTCACTGCAGCGGACACCTACAAAGGACGGGCTAGGATAGTTGGAAGCAAAGAGGAGTCTGGGTTTGCCATAGCAGCATGGAAGACCGCGAAGGGTGTAACCTACACCAGGACAACCAACACAGGCACGACCTGGAGCGGTGTCGGTTCTCTGCTGCAGACCTTTGACGACCCTGACAGAGACAACAACTACCTAGGGTTAGCAGTGTACGACGAAACTCAAGCCATACTAGCCCCAGATGGGAACGTGAATGCCCTGGATGGTAAGTACGACTGGAAGCTATACGTTGCCACGACCAAGGGCGGGGCGTTCAGCCTGATAGCCAATGAAGAGGCCGACGAACGCTGCATCCCTGACTGTGTACTATTGGTGGACGATACCGAGGGGTTCGTTGGAACTGAAGTACCTGAACCACCCGACCCACCCACCCCACTGTCCATCGTCACCTTTGGTGTGGGCGGATATCCTAACTTCAGCATCAACGGTGCAGGGACTACAGCGGGTCTTGGTAACCCACAACCAGCCGCGTATAGTAGTGCCAACCTATCTGGCGGAGCGGTTCAGGTTGGTGTCACGGTGGAAGTCGACCTGGATGCTGACTACATCTTCGCCAGTGCGGTCTGGGATGCCTTTCCAGATGGCGATGTGTTCGTAGGGTCGGACATCTTCGATGCCACCTACAGATCCACCATCAGGGCATACGACGTGGATGGTGTACTGGTCGGTGAGTACATAGAGGAAAACACGACTGGCTTCATCAGGGAAATAGACGCAGATATCCTGGAAGTCACCGAGCCTGTACGGGAGTTGCACATCGGACATAGCCTGTCATGGCTGTCGGACTCCGGATCGGGCATAGCCTACGTGTGGATAGACAACATCGACATCACAGCGACGCAGATCACCAGACAGTACAAGCGCACATTCAAGCACTTCACCACTGCGGGGGCATGGGACGACAGATCACCCAATGACGTGGTACTGCCAGCCCAGCATTATGGTGCAGGGAACTTCGCAGGGTCAAATACCTCGTTGTCCATCCTAGGGGCGGATGAGGATGGGTACGTCTACCTCCTTAACACGGGTACTGGAGGAGCGTCCTGGTCTAGGGTAGGCAGGTCACCCGCTGCTGGACTAAAGAAGGGGTCGGGTGGTGTGCTGATCCTCTTTGGGTACGGCAACTTGGGCATATCAGACGACTCTGGTAGGAACGTGTACAGTAGACTAGGCAACTGGTCGACCAAAGTAGGAGACGTAGCCAAGATCGAAGGGGTAGCAGGTGTACTATGAGTCTTGACGAATTCCGCATTGAGGACATGTTCGCTTCGGTATTCGGTGACTCGATCCGAAGCGACATCCCCATGAGGCTGGGTAACCCGATAACAGGGGCAGTCAGCATACCCATCGAGGAGATAGGCGTTCCAGGGATGGTGTGGGTTCACGGTATAGCTGGCCAGAACCTCGCGCCTAGTGGCGAGGAAAGCCTATCGGATGACGACAAGACCTCTGCCACTGCTGCTCTGCTGAAACCCAACAAGATATCTCCAGGTATGCTGGTGTATGGTGCTCCTGTGTTGGTGGAACTCAGCAAGGGCATGTACAGCGTGACCGACTTGGACGGTGTAGCAGCGGTTGAGTTTTTCCACGACTTCAGGGAGTTGGAGCAGCGGTCAACAGATATCAGCCAGTTCGACACCCTGCTGACCAGACCGACCAAGATACCCTCGTTGTCAGTGGAGATATCAGAGGCGTTCGTTACACTGGCCGACGTAGCCTACCACATACCCAACATCAAGGTAGACCTGACCAGCTATGTGCCAACCAGCGTATTCCTGCCAGACGCGATAGCAGTCAGGCTGGATGTTGACCCTGTAACCTCCCTGGTGACAGTCGTGGCAGGCACTCCCTTTGACAACGGCGCACACATGGACAACTTCGCATCCTACGACAAGGACATCACACCAGGGTGCTTCATGTCCTCATGGGTGAAGTTAGTGCGGGATATGACCGTAATCCTGATTGACGATATCCTCCATGCCCAGGAGGTCTACAGTAAAGGAAGCACTACCGCATCGGCGGAGGTGTACAGTTGTAATGCGCCTATTTATTGGCGCGGGAAGGTTATCGTTCACCCATGACCGAACCACTATCACACGCGAGTATACCGCCCATAGGGTGGCACGGATCACGGCTGACAGGCGGGTTGCTGGCCTCGATTGGTATGCCGGAGATCACGGGGCAGCTGTATGAGGCCACCGACTCTGGAGAGGTGTACAGGGCTAAGCCCGACCTCAGCGGTTGGGATCTACTGTTCCCTGTTGGAATCACGACTACTCCAGGGTTCACGGGGATACAGTCCAGACGTACCCCGAATCAGGTAATAGCGAACAACACCAACACGACCATCAACCACACCAGTGACACACTGGCCTACGACTATGGCACTATCAAGGGCGCTGCAGCAGTCTTTACCATCCCAGCGGGTAAGGGAGGAATATGGCAGATTAGTGCAGCGTTGAGGTTGGGGTCGGCCTCCTCCCCTGGTGCAGTGTACATCGACATCCAGAACTCAGTAGGCGCGGCGGCTGGGTTCGTGGACTTCGACGGGGCTATAACCGACCCTACTCAGGACTTCGGTATCGCCTTTACCGGACAACTAGAACTACCAGCAGCGGCCACGTTCAACCTGCGTGTGTACCAGAACACAGGCAACAACGTCACCCTGGAAACCTACCGCATCACCGCCAATCTGGTAGGAGTATCGTAATGACCGACTTTTGTGACCTGCCCAGCCTTGATCTGAAGTACGGACATAGGGCTAATCGTCCAGATGCACCGACCAGCGTCAAGGATGCGTACTGGTGCACAGACTCGCGGCAGATGTTCGTATCCGACCTCAACCTTACATGGCGGGATGTGGGGCTGTTACGCTACACCCTGATAGACCAGCCTATAGATGTACACGCATTCTCGCAGGTACAGTGGACTAGGGAGATTACCATCAGCGGGGCGGGGCAGATCAACGTCGAGCCTGATGGCGAGTTCTTCATCTTAGGAGCATCATGACAGCGATATACCGCCCAGACCTTATCACCCTGGAACGAACCACCCTTAGCGCTGCTGAGTTGAACGCGCTAATCGAGACTGGCTACGCAGGCATCTACGCCAAGACCAATGGTAAGTGGTATGGCAGATACGCAGGGGTGGAAACACCCCTATTCGGGTCACTAGTGGTTCAGGATGTGGACGGAAACACGGTAAGCGGCGTGGCCACCGTGACAGTTCCACGCAGGACGCTATCGGACGATGGCAACAACAAGGTATCCCTGCGACTGATGCCCTCACCAGCCGTGCGTAAAAGCGCATGGATCAATGGCGAGGGTACTGGCTGGCAGTTGGCAGGCATCACTGCTCCGACTGCGACGGGTACAGCGGCGAATGCCAACTCCACCGACTCGGCCTTCGTGCGGTTGACCCAAGCTGCAGCAGCTAACGCCATCGGCGGCATAGCCTCGGCTACTTACAACTACTGGCGACCATCACATAGCCCAGCGATGTACGCACTGATCAAGAACGCTAGTGCAGTCGACGCAGCATACAGGGCGCAGGTCGGTTTCAGCAGCGCACTACTCCCAGCGGCATCCGACACTATCAACCCGACCTTGAGCGCATTCTGGCGATGTTCGACGCTGGCAGGCGACACCACCTGGAAGTTCGTCACGTCTGGTGCAAGCGGTATGGACGTGGTGGATTCGGGCATCCCTATGGCTCTGAATGCAGCGTTCTTGTTAGGGGTTAGGTTCGAGTTCAACGTCCCTATCGGTGTAATCTCGACGGACTATGGCGCGACGTTCGATGAAGTGCCAGCGGTAGGGTCTAACAACCCGCTATCGACCACCGATATTGGCTATGCCTGCAGGATCATGACGACCACGACGACTGCTAAGCCGATAGAGATCAGTCGTGTATACTTCGAGGCGGACTAACTATGGACTTAGGCAACTTCGCCCATGACCGCGTAATCCTGAAAGACCTCGGCGCTCCGCCTGCCACACCAGGAGCAGACCACGAGACTATCTACTCGGACGATGGCAGGTGGTATACCAAATCGGACGCTGGTCTTATAGTGCCTATGGGGATGTACCAGTTCGAAGAGGCGGACGGGTACGCAGTGGTAGGTCAGACCCTGGAACTAGGCAAAGACCAAGTATACCAGATATCCGGAACTAACCCGCGACTAGATGCCTCGCCTGCACCCTGGTTGCGTCGACAGGGCGGATATGTGGCTACTGGTGCAGCTATCAACGAGACTGGCGTAGGGGCGGCATCCGTGCTGGGTGGTCTGACTGCTGTCAACAACGCTGCAGGGTCGTACTGCGCTTTCAGCACTACCCTGACCACAGTGCAGAACGTAGGCATATCCGCACCCACGTTCAACCAAGCTAACACCAGCAATCGCATACGCTTCTATGCTAAGGTCAACTTCAGCGCACTATTCAACCCTGGTACGTTTGCTGTCCCTGACTCTGGTAAGGGCTGGATCGGGATGTTCAGCACCGCACCCGACCCAGCTACTAGTGTGGTAACGGGTATACACGGGTTCGGTGTTCGACCTGGACTAGTAGGTGGGGCGGATACCGAACTGCGCTGGATCACCTGTGATGGCACTAACCTGAACTACGACTCCTTATTCACTATGGGTGTCGACACATCCATCGACGTGGAGATACTCATCGAGTACGATCCTGTAGCAGGCGAGGTATACTTCAACGTTAATGGCATAGAACACACCGAGGACACCTGGATACCAGCCGTTAACACCAACATGGGGATATTTGCCAGATGCCGACCAAACACCAACTCTACTGTTGCGGCATTCTGGGGTATTAGTCACATCTTCTACGAGGCCGACTAGGTAGGGGATTGTGTAGAACGCCCGATCTGTGGTAAAATGGAAGGAAGAGGTAGTATGCTGATGAAACCGAGACGACTTAGGAACGTAGTACGGCACGTGAACCGAGTAGCTGCAGTGATACACCTACTCGTCGCACTGGTCGTGCTACTGCACCCATCCAAACCTAGCGAGTTCATTGTGTCAGTGTTGGGTGGATACTTCAGTACCCAAGCTCTGTCGTTCCTAATAGCTATGGCAGGGGTTAGGTGGGCGATATGGCCGATGACCTCATCCTGGTTGATGCTCTGTTGCCTGCCCATGCTGGTGCTTGCAGCATTCAATACCGCATACCTGTTGATTGAAGAAACGCAGTCACTATGGCCTCCTATTGTGTACTACGGCTGTGGTGTCATCGTAATATCAGTTAACTGGTACTATCTACTGGAGACTGCAGGTGGAAGATTTGACGTTCCTATCGTTCCAAGTTCCGACACCCACACCTGATCTAGACCCGACTAATATCGGGTCGGTCATAACAGCCGTAAGTGTGATCGCGATTTTCATCGCCAATCTTATCATCCAATACAAGGCTGGTAAGAAGGAGATACCCAACCAGTCAAAAGATGTAGTAGATGTGGTGAACGAGAATAAGCACCTAAAGGAGAAGGTGGACAGTCTACTGGCAGCTAACACCAAGCTGCTGTCCATGACGAACCTCGGCACGATAGTCTGCATCGAGGACGACCCGAATGACACCGACCTGCTACGCAGGCAGCTGAAACGGATCGGGCTGGCCAATCCGGTGGTGTGGTTCGATAGTCTGGAGATGGCCTACATCTTCATTGGTGAAAACGCGGTGCTGTTCATCATGGTCGACGTTAGCATGATAAGCAATGGCTTCCGATTTCTAGAGACGCTGAAGGACAACCCTGACACCAGGGATACACCCATCATACTGGTGTCAGGGACGCAGGTGGAGGACATCACAGGATACCGGAAGGGTGCTATAGGCTACTGTGAAAAGCCAGTAAACATCGAGAAGCTGCTGAATGTACTGAACCTTCACGGGTTCGACATGAGTATAAGGATGGTACTATGACAGGAACAGAGAACAGATTCGGGTACAACTACCTAGCCGTGCCTGATGTGGTGGAGGAAATGCGACATGCCCGTGCTGCAAGGCTGGGTGGTGGTCTGTTCTTCCAGAACAACCTCGATTTTGCCTGTGCATTTAAAGCGGATGACCCGCGTAGGAACGTCGTACTACGGAACTGGCCAGATCGGGCTGTACCAGCCGACCCTGAAAAGTGGCTACGGGATGCCCAGCGACTAGGGGAGGGAGGGCTGATCGTCCAGACCTGTAACGAGGTAGGACTGACCAATGCTAATATCGCCTTCCACGAGTGGTTGCTGGAGCGGATCAAACGCGACAACATCAAGACTAACTTCGGCATACTGGCGCAGTCCGTAGGGACACCCGACCCTGACCACGACTGGCCACGTGCTGAGAAGATCCTCAAACTAGCCGATGACCTGCGTGATCGAGTCAAGCTGATCCTTCACGAGTACTACGGGGCGGTGGTCACGTCTGGGTTTCATGGTGGAAACCCGACCCTGATACAGGAGGAAACGTGGCCTAAGAACACCGAAGGCATCACCATGTGGCACTGTGGCAGGTACAAGTTCCTCAAAAAGTACCTGAAGTCGAAGGGTCGTCCGCTGCTCCCCATTATCATCGGGGAGTTCAATGCCGACTTCACCAGCGATATCGGGCTGTGGCTGTCGCGTCTGAAGAGCACAAAAGGCCAGTACGATATCGTGGACGGGTGGCGCGATCTAGTCGACCAGTGGCGTAGTTGGTGGCCTATGTGGGACGCTGCTACTGCCCTGATGAAACAAGCGGCCTATGCCGACCAGTACATCTACACGGACGAGGAAATCGAGACCATCCTGATGTACTGTCGCTGGAACGATGGCTCGTGGGGTACGTACCAGACCAACCCCGAAGTCGACAAGCAGATGGAAGCCTATCGCAGTCCAGCCCGTATACCCCCCACAACTCCTCCGGACGAGCCACCGGACGAGCCTGATCCTACCGATCCTCCGCCTGTCCTAGGTGGTAAGTTAGTGTTTAATCTGGAGGTGACCGTTCCATTAGACAACCCGACCAGTGTATCGGCCAAGATTAGTAATGTCAAAGTAGAAAAGGATAGTAAGTAAATGAATCCAGAACAACTCTTGCAGGTACTCCTACAGCTGCTCACGGATGCCACCTACATCCCTGCAGCGGGGCTGGGTATCGTAGCATTCACCAACGTGATCAAGTTCGTACTTACCAAAGTAGGCTTCACTCTGCCAGACATGGCACAGGTCATCATCGCGTTGGTGGTGCAGTTCATCGTATGGTCAGCGTGGATGCTCTTCACCCGACTCGGCCTAATCGACCAGTTCACTCAGTGGTACGACGCAGCGGTGACAGTGGTCATGGCGCTATTCCCACTGCTCGGCGGCACATTCGCAGCGCATAAGATCTACCAAGCTTCGAAAGCCCAGCCAGCTACGGTGTCCGGTGTTATTGGTGCGCAGACTGTGGAGGTTGGGGGATCGGGCGCTGTACCTATCCTCGGCTACAGCGTCCCGAAAAAGAAGGAGATGCGACGCTACTCTGACTAGAAGCAGCGTCGTCTGACGTTTCCTTAGTACCGCTTAAGCGTCCGTCTTGCCATCCGTGAGGACGGGCTGGATGGACGCTTCCTCGCGCTTTTTGGCCAGACCGCGCATCGTCTGGATCATCACATCCCTGGAGGGGTACTTACCTCGCCACACCTGCTTGTCCACGTCGAAGAACCGTAAACCCTCCCAATCAACGTACTCCTCATCCAGGATCTCATGAGGTAGTTTGGGGCGCATTCCGTCGTCCAGCATCTTCACCATGTCAGCCAGTGACTCTACCATGATGTAGGGTTGGCCAGCTACGCGGCGGTTGGCGATGGCCATCGCTTCTTGTTTCTGGATGCGTTTGGTTCGGAATATCCGTGCCACAGTGTAGATCGTACCCATCAGTGGCAGTAGGAAGGGCAGGATCACAACCCGCGCTTCGATGATAGGCGTGAGTACCCCTACCCAATAGTCACTGACACCAGCCGACAGGTTAAACTCAGGGGTATGGAAGACGATGTACCCAACCTGCGTGAATAGACTGGCAACAGCGGTCATAGCGAACGCGGCTATCAGTGACAACACTTCCTTCAGGTCGGTGGTATGGGCGATGAACCTGGAACTCATCAGCATACCCACGTCGATGGCGACTGCGATTAGTGCGCCTTTGAAGTACCACAGACGCAGCGCTACCTCCTCCACAGGCGGTGTACCCTCGAACATGAACGCAGCAGTCCACGTCGAATGCTCAAAGGTGGCGATGGCTATGGCCAAGTACAGGAACTCGAACGGGTCAAACAAGTGCTTCAGCGATCTAAATACCCACACGGCGATTCTCCTTTTAGTTGTTGGTCTAGTGCCTCTATTTTACCACATCTTGCGTTTCGTGTCAACCTACGCTTCGGTTTGTGTCAAGTTAGGATCTTTAAACACGGACAGCACGTAACCCACCACATCCGCCTTTGCAGCTAGCGCTCGGTCAATGTGCACGTCGATGGTAGCACGGGCTAGTAGGTGGATGAAGGTGATCGGGTGTTTTTGCCCTGGTCGGTGCAGTCGCGCCATCGACTGGTCGTACAGTCCGAGACTCTGCTCTTTGCTGTAGTAGATACCGTACCTAGCGCGGCTGAGGTCGATAGACTCCGATCCTGCCCTAGTCTGGACTGCGATCAGGTCGATGCTTTCATCGTTCCACGCAGCGAGGTCTTTGACCTGCCCTGACACCTCGCCAGTTCGGTAGCCTAGCTTCGTCGCTGCAGCGCGGATATCTGCCAGTTCCTCGGTGTAACGGGCGAATACGACAGTGGGTGCATGGGTGAACCTGTCCTTACCAGGGACTATGACGCGAGGGATATCCTGCAGCACTTCGATCAGTGCGTCCTGTTTGGCAGTGGATATCCTGGTAATGTCCATGCCATCAGGCTGGAAGTACCCTCCGGTGACCTGCTGCAGGCGTAGCATCTTGGTGAGGGCGTTGTTCATGGTCATAGTCTCACCACTCTGCAGTCGTGCCACCATATCCCTCTGCAGCGCGTTGTACACCCGTCTGGCCTCCTTCTCCAGGTCGAACCGCTTATCCAGATGCATGACGGGTGGCAGGTCGAGTACGTCGTCCGAATCGACGTATACCGAGTTTGCACCTATCTCGGCGCGGAGGTAGTCCAGATTACGATAGCCTATCACTTGGTGGTTGTTGAACCCGCCCATGATGGCGTATTTGGCCATGAACTTGCTGTAGTTCGTCCCAAACACGGTAGGGTCTAGGAACTTGAAGATGCTGTACACCCCTAGCGGACTACTGGCCATTGGTGAACCAGTGAGGGCGATCCGGTGTCTCGACCTGTTCTTACGGGCGAAGTTAGTGCAGAACTTCGAGATCTTCGTTCCAGGGTGGCTGATATGGTGAGCCTCGTCCAGCACCACGCAGTCCCACTTAGTCTTGAGGATCAGCGCTCCGAGTTCTTTGCGCCATGCTGATTCGTAGTTCGTCACAACCAGCACCCGCTCCTGACCACGAACTGACAGCACGTTCTTCAGGAACTCAGCCTTATCAGTGGACGTACCATCCTTCAGGTTTATGATCGTCCAGTGGTGTGGGCTGTGGACTGCGAACTGCTTCTCCCACAACCCCTCGATCATGGAGGCGTGTAGCCCTATCATGAGTACCAGCTTGTGACCTGCAGCGTTCAGCGTGTCCACCGTCACCTTGCTTTTGCCTGCACCCATGCCCAGGAATATCCCTGCACCCTGCCTACTCAGGGCATACTCAAGTGCGGTCTTCTGGTGTTCCCAGGGTTTCGTCTTGAATTCGTAGGATTTCAGTAAGTCCGACATACTCTCCCCTAATAGCTATAGCCTCTGCCTCATCAGCAGTTCGAATTAAACCGATACGTGCACCTGCAGCTTTCCATTCCAGCAGCTTCATGCACTGAGCGATGGTCGGGTGGTCGTCATAGCTCTTTTTGGCCTCCATAGCGAAAGCCCGACCCTGGTACGATCCAACGAGGTCTGGTTCACCCAGACGCGAGAAGGGTGAGCCGTGAATCTTGATCACGACACACCCCAATTTCTTTAATCGCGCCAGGGCAGCATCGACCACTGCCTTTTCTAGCGGCATTAGACCTCCGCTGGCACTTTACGCCATGCACCCAAGCTACGGGCTAGTACCAGGAGGCAATTCTCCATGTCAGGGTACACCCACGTATCCAGGTCATGCGCTTCGACGTGCTTGGCTAGTTCGTCCTTGTCACCCCACACCACGACTGTCTTGCCCAGCGACTTGGCCATCTCGATCTCACGGATAGTACCAAATCCGCGTTTGTCGGTCATGTTGACCACCATGCCCTGACAGCTGGCCAGTGCAGCGCGGTTGATCTGGCTGATGAAGACCCTAGGCAGCGGTTGGTTGTGTCCTACCTGGAAGGCGGTAGACGGGTCATAGCTGGTGATGCCATAGTTGGCCAAGGTCGACTTGGCGTGTTTCCTCCAGGTCTTGGCGTATAGCTCATCAACCGCGTCGATGCTCCCTGCCAGATAGACGGTAGGATGTGGGTGCTGCTCGTCGCCTAGGATCGGGATTTCCTCACTGCCCCATGACCCATCCAGCAGCATCTTCCCGATTAGGCCGTAGTTCAGCACGTCCAAGAACGTATCCTCGATACCCTCGAAGTTAGGGGCGTATGCCCCTGGTCGGGTGAGGTTTAGCAGGCGGTGGATTTTGTCAGTCAGCCGGACTGCCACACCGTATACACCAGTCTTACTGATGTTGTCACTGCCATAGTCGGCATTCTTGCGCTCCATCAGGTCGAGCGCGTCCTTGATGATCTTCTCAGCGGCGGCTTTGTTCATCGTTCTGTTCCCTTTCATGTGACTCGTAGCAGTGTGCGTGAATGTCCTGGTCGTGCACCCAGGAGTATGCGATCTGGTCGACGTGCACATCGACTTCGTGCTTGCAGTAGGGGCAGATTGGGAATACGCTGTCGAACATGCCCTCATCGCCCTTGTCCCACATATCTCCGATGTTTATCACTTTCCTGTACTCCCAAACCCAGCGCTACCACGCTCGGTGTCCTTAGTCGCGTACTGGAACGCGTCGATTGGCATGAACTCCCACTGCACTGGAATCACCAGATGGTGGAAAAGTATCTGAGCCAGCCTAGTCCCTTTCGGTACTATGACCGTCTTGCCGTTGGGATTGGACACACCGATGAATAGCTCACCTGTGTACCCCTGGTCGATTATGCCCTCCTGCACCTGCAGATGCCACGTGCGAAAGGTCGAACTGCGATTGGTGATCCGGCCATACACCCCATCGGGCATCCGGATATGCACCCCTGTGTGAACGTCCACAAAGCTCCCTGGAGGGATCTCGATGTGTTCGATGGTGTGCAGGTCGTAGCCTGCATCACCCTTATACTTCCGTGTAGGCTGGCACGTGTCCAGATTGGCAGGGGCGAATATGACCGGAGGCGGCGCTAGCACCCACAGCGCAAATCGCCTGAGTAGTTGCCTCACAGGTCTTCCCCTGTCTCGACTACCTGAAATCCCTCGCCACCTGTGCCGACCAGCGACACCGGAGTACCAAACCGCGCTTCCACGTAGTCGATGAATGCACGGGCGGTCTGGCTGAGTTCATGCTCCAGGGTCTTGCCACGATCCTGAGGACTGATGTAGTCCATGAAGGTGATCGCGATGGAAGTAGGTGCGTTTAACAGCACTGACTGGTCGACCAAATCCTCGTCCCACCGACCAACACGGCGTACCTTTTTGGTGACGGTGGTCTTTTCCACGACTGTCTCACCAATTAACTCCGACAGTTGATCCCACGTTACCTCATCCTTCAGGTCACCACTGTTCCCAGCCACACGGATAGGGTAGGTGCGGCATACCAGCATTACCTGATCCACGTGCTGGGGCGGGATGCCAGCATCAGCGGCCATCTGTGCGGCGTTCGTGCCGTTGCTGGTCACATATGGCCACTGGCCATGAATAAGGTCGAGACCACTGCCCTGTGTACCCTCCAGGAGGATATCTTGGCCGAGGTTGCGCTGCTGCTGCAGGTAGCGCGGGGTGTCGTCGTGGAGGCACTGCGACAGCTTACTGCCATCGCTGAACTCAACATCACCCTCCTGTTTGATGTACTCGGCAACAGTCAGGAACTTCAGCGGATCGCGCATCAGGCGATCACGTCGTGCTGCACCGACACCCTTACCAGTCGAACCGATACGCTGGTGTAGCTCACCCTGTACACCTCCTTCCTCGTCCATGTGCCATTGGGATATCACCCCACAGCGGCTGTCCACGATCAGGCGGTGGGTGAAATACGGGTCGATTTCCAGTATCTCGTTAACTTCGCGTTTCAGGATGTCCATCTCGATCAGACCACCCCGACCAATCACCAGGATCGCGTTAGGGTTCACCCAGCCACATGGGACAGTCTGCATGACCCGCTTCACACCCTGGTGCATGAAAGTGTGACCTGCGTTCGTGCCACCCGTCCGGACATGGACATTGTAGCGATCCGCGATATAGGCCACGATTACACCCTTGCCCTCCGACCCAAACTGCCCTCCGACTAGTGCGAGGACGTGTCCTGTTCCTTTAGCCATTGTCTTTACTCCGTCATTAGTTGATAGGGCTGGAGTTCGCTCCAGCGTTTGCCGACTGAAACATCCACCTTAAACCGTACCTTCCACTCCTGGTCGGGCGGTGGTGGGATAGTGACCATAGTCTCTGCAGCGGCATCGATCAGCCAGGGCTTATCCTCCGGTATCTCCATTACTAGACTGTCGTGAACGTGTAGTAGTTGGTGTAGACCCTCACCACGCAGGTTGCGCCACACGTTAGTAGCAGCAATCCGCATCATCTCGGCCACACCACCCTGAATCAGGCCAGAACTGGCCGTGTTCTCGTAGTTGTGCTCATCGAATCGGCGCAGTCGTCCAGTGAACATCTGGATATACCCGTCGCGCTTGGCAGCACCCAGACAGGCTTGGTACAGCCGCTTCATTTCGGGGTGCACCTTGTGGTACTGGTTCAGGTACTCCCTAGCCTGTTTGATGCTAACCTTCAGGTCATTCGCCAGTGCCTTGTCGCCTATGCCGTACTGCATCGAGAAGTTCAGCCGCTTTGCAGCGTCATAGTCGATGTTGACCCACGCGGCGGTTTCCTTATGGACGTTTACACCGTTGTTGATCATGCGCAGCATATTGGTGGCGTTGGCGTAGTGTGCGCCTAGGTAGATCTCCGCCTGCTTATAGTCGGCCACCACGAACAGGTGACCAGGACGAGCCACGAAGACCTTCTTGATGCCAGATCGCGGGTCGTTGATGTCGTCTTTGATCTGGCGTGGGATCGCCTGCAGGTTAGGCTCACTGCAGGACAACCGACCCGTAGCCGTACCTGTCAGGTTCAGGTTAGGGTGGATCACCCCATCAGCATCCGCATGCTCCAGGAAGGCCTCGTAGTAGGCACTCTTCATTTTCACATGGCGACGGTATCGGATGATCTCGTCTACTCCAGGTTTGTCGAGCGTTTCCAGGATATCAACAGCACTGCTACTCACACCAAAGAGAGCCTGCACCTGCTTGGGGCTGTTAGGGTTGACCGGATAGCCGACTATACGAGCCAGCGCGATCTCGGCCTCCTTCTTTCCGTCGATACTGTCGTGTATGCTCTGGCGTGTTTGTCGTTTGTCCAGCAGCATACCCCTGCGCTCAATGTCCACTACAGCCAGTTCGAAGACGTTAGTCTCCTGCCACAGCCGATACAGCCCAGAGTCCGCTAGCTTTTCAGCGTAGAAATCACGGAGTCGTCTGGTGTACAGTACGTCGTCCTCGGCATAGGCACTGACCATACTGGCAGGCAACTTCCACATCTGGCCTTTGTCACCTACGTGCATACTGGCACGGCGCTTGGTGTAGCCTGCTGCTTTCAGTGCGGCCAGCAGTTCTTCGGATTCATCCGCTGCAGTTGGGTCGATGTACTTACGGGCGAGGTACTTCAGGGCGTGGCTGTGTTCATTCTCGTTGTACAGGTGGGCAGCTAACATCGCGTCCTCTATCCTGGTCGGGAACGCGAATCCTTCATTCAGCAGGTACTTGATATCGAACTTACCATTCCAGAACAGCAGGGTCTTGGGCAGTGCCAGTGCCATGCGCAGCGCGTCCATCTGGCGTGGGTCAAGGTTCTCGCCTTCCCCATGCCGGAATGGGAAGTAGTAGGACTCATTATCAGCTTCTATGGCGATACCGCAGATCAGGTCACCACCATAGGTGTCCAGTCCTGTTGTTTCCAAGTCAACAGTGATACGTTCGCAGTCCCAAACGTGCACCATCGCATCATAGAAGTTGTCGCTATTTACCAGCATGGTCGTGTCCTTTGGGTAGGGGTGGTGGCTGTCCCACCCCAATAGAGGCTAGTTCTCGACTGTTCCGGCTTCGCCTGCACCGAACTCATCATCCTGGTATTCTTCATCCAGTCCGGTGGTTTCCAGTTCATCCTCACGGACAGGATCGACGGGAGGCGGGGCTTGATGCACGGGTTCGGTTTTTCCAGGACGCTGGCGCGGTGGCCGACGCGGGGCTTCCGGAGACGCTGGAGCGGGTGCTCCAGGGGCGGAGGGCGGAGGCGGCATCGCAGGTCTGGGAGCGGGCGGCTGTGTCGGCTGGGTCGGCGCGGGTGGAAGCATACCGCCCATGCCACCGATGTGCTTTTTGCCGAGTTCGCTGTAGGGCAGCACCTGATCGATATCTGCCTGACCACGACCCTGGAACTCACGATGCTTAATCGTGATGAAGACCATGCGGTTCAGGGCATCGGGGATGCTGAATTTCAGACGACGCTCACCAGGGGCTACCAGTCCGACTGCGACGAGGCACTGTTGCAAGCGCCACATCGCCTTTTCGGACAGTACCGCGTGGAGTGACAGAACCTCACCTATCGAGTTCTGGCCAGACGGATCAGCAGCAGCGAGGATGGTGAAGTCCCACACCAGCTTCGGGTCGCCATTCTTGGTTTCGCCCTTTTCGATCTGGGCTACCTTCGCGACATACGTACCCTCAGGTACGAGGTTTTCCTCCGGCATTTCGAAGTCGAAATCGAGGTTCTGTGGGGTGGCAGCTGCACCACCGTTAGCAAACGGGTCATTGAAAGTCACGATTCATTACTCCTGTTGTGTTTGGTCTATTAATCGGTCAGATACTACGCAGGAGACCCTTCGGTGTCCTGCAGCAAATCGTAGATATTCGCGAATGACGGGTTATCTACGCGAAGCCCAAGTTGAATGGGAAACTGCGTACCACGTGTCTTGGCGAAGTACAGTCCGACAGGCTGAGTCAGGAAGCTGACCATAGCCTCGCCAGTAGCCTCGTTCAGTACGGTCTTGTACGAGTACCACACGTGATCGAAAAAGCCCATGATCGTGTTGCCGACCTTGGGTGTGAAGTCGGGCTTGTAGCCCAGCACGATGGGCGATTCGTCGCCCTTAGGCCGCGTGGTTTCAGTCCGTACCAGGGCGGTCACTACCACGTTGTAGGGGATCTCGCGCATCTTGCGGAAGATGCTGGTGAGTCGTTTGGTCACCTTACCGTGATCCTCCACCCATACGTCGTACTGGTCAGTCCGCTTTTTGTTGCCGACCATCGCAGCAGCGACGACATCCTCAGTACCAAGGTTCAGGAACTCAGTACCGGAGTCTAGTACCAGGGTCTTCACTGGCTCAAGCCAGGGGTTAACGTGGTAGTTCCGACCAGCCAGCATCCAGATGATGTCCTCCATGCGATCCAGACGGTTGCGGTTGTGCCAGGGGTGATCCGGATCAGGGATATACTCATTCAGGTCGAACCGCAGGATGCGATCGGACGGTTGAACCGACAGCATACCGGACTCCACATTGGTGAAGGCCACATCACCGATTTCCTCGGCACTAGCGCCAAAGGTGGTCTTGCCACTACCCTGCAGGCCGTACAGGAGCGCTTTCAGGTAGGCCTCCTCGCGGCGGTGGGGCTTGGGCGCTACAATCTTGGGTGCTTGCATGGCCGATCCTCTGGCCAGCATCTCCAGTGCTGCAGCGAACTCAGGCGTGGCATCCGGTGGCGGCAGGGTCACTGGTTGTTCAGGCTCTACCGCTGGTGTCACGGCTGGCTGTTCCTCGCCCACCTTAGTCTTACTTGGCATTCTCGTCCTCCTTATAAGCGTACATTGTACCAAACATCCCACGTGTGTCCATGCCCTCTAACTCGGCCATGCACAGCAGGTTCATGCGACAGTGCGCACAGTTGAACACTGACATTGATCGGACTGCACCTCCCTTTCGTCGTCCACTTAAGCCAATCTCCTTCATGGCGGGTAGGACAACCTTCTCCCATATCGCTTTCAGTCTCCCAGCGCCACGATAGGTGACATCCAACTGGAAGAACTTCTTACCTGCTAGCTTCATCAGCATGTCACCGTACTCGGATGGGTCAAGCCCAGCCTCGACCAGTGCAGCGCTGTAGGTAGCCCAATCGGTCACTATGTCGGAACGCGACATGCTCTGGAAGCCGTGTTTATCCGGCTTGTTGAGTTTGGGTTTCTTGGGTGTAACCGACCTGATCTGCAGCATGGCCGTAGCAGTCGCGTTGATGCCGTGCTGCTGGAGGATGTACTGGTAGATCGCAGTCTGAATGTCGTACTCAGCGCCTTCCGCTGGTGTGATCTGGGCTTTGGTCTTGAAGTCGACCACCATGACCATCCCTGTGTGCTTTTCGCGGACGACCAGATCAATATGGCAGGTCATCCCTTGCCAGTCGAACACCCGTTCCACGATGGGTTCACCATCGTACATCACCACCTCCCAGCCGTTACCGAGGTAGCGTATAGTCCTGGTGTAGACCTCCTGCGCACGTTCAACCAGAGGGAGCAGCGACACCCCGATGATGTCGTCTGGATCGAACCCGTCCGGATTCGCGTCCATGATCTCCATCAACTCGCCTAGGCGGTCTGTCTCATCCTCGTAGTCCATCTTCACATCCCGCCATGACGGGAGGATCGCGTCAGCCCATGCCTCGATAGCCGTAAGGCCTATGGTGTGGGCGTTAACGGCTGGCAGGTGCAGCACCTTGAAGTAGGCTTCTAGCCCAGCGTGTATGGCTGAACCCAAGTCCATCTTCAGAACGGGCATCAGTGGCTCGATGCGACGTTTATAGGCCAGTTCCCACTGGTACTCACATCGCGAGTGGGTGTTGATCTCCGAATAGGAAATCGGGCGTTTCTTGGGTTTGCTGGTCACAGTCCAGCCTCCTTCATGCGGTCTACCCACTTGGGGTCGGTTGTTAGTAGGGTACGGGCGATTTCGGGTACGTCAGCCAGCTGCAGGTCACCCTTACGCATCTTGGCTATCATGCCCTTCACCCGCATGTCGTGACCTGGAACAAACAAGCTGGCAGTCAGGCCACCACACCCGCAGTGACACTGGCGAGTAGGCTTAGGCTTGATGCCGAGTTCTCGGTCTAGTTTGAAGTTGAAGCTGTCGTTCTCGTCCCGACCCTTATCGACCATGCGTGACTTGAATGTACCAGGGTCGATAGGCGGTGGCAGGGGTGGCAGTTCGTCACCAGGGAATAGCTCCCGTGATGCACCGACATACTTAAATGTCCAGTTGCCGATCCTGCAGATGTGGTGTCCGTCTTCCTCACCGACTAACTCGGCGGTGCGTTTACCACATACTGGAAAGGGGAATGCGACGGTGCGTTGTGTCATCTGGCGTTTCCTCCGTTGTCTAAATGCGCCTCTATTTTACCACAGCTTGTTTCGTTTGTCAAGGTGTCGCCTATACTAGTGAGCTACGACCTTGTAAGAACCGTCATCCCGCTTCACCATCTTGCCCTTCTCGACCAGTTGCCGCAGGCGTTTGCTGGCTGTCGATGGTGGCAGTCCTAGTGCAGCTGTTACATCCTTACTACGAACTACGCCACCCTGCTGCACAGCTAGCTGCATGACAGCGGCTTCGTCCGTGTTCACGTCCACCGATGCAGGTGTCCGGTCATCCGTTATGCCGGATATGTCGACCTTTAGCACGTCCTCCACTGTCACGGTGTAGGTTGAGGTCTGTGTTTCGTCCACTAGGGTCGGAATGCTGATGTCCATCGACAGGGTGACTGGCAGCAGTCCTGGTGACATCTTGCCGTGCCTGAGTACCCTTACCTTATTGTCCTCTCCCTCTATGGCGCGGATTTGGATGCCAAACTCCAGCCATGCGTTGAGGAATGCGCTGCCCCATGCGTCTTGGCGTTCGATGCCACCGTTCTTGTCATTGACTTTGGCGCTGGACTTTCGGGTATGGTGCAGCACCAGGAAGGTCACACCGTAGCGTTCCCTGATCTGTTTCAGCCGTACCATCTTCTGAGCAGCTGCACTCATGTAGTCGTCAGCATCTGCGAAGGCGTACAGTGGGTCTAGGGCTACGAACGTGTACCCCTTCACCCTGATTAGCTCCTCCAGCATGTCCATGTCACCATCGTCAGCAAAGGACAGCAGGTAGTTGGCAGTCCACACATCGACCTGTGGGTTGATAGGCAAGTCCATCTCCCACACCCCTGGATCGACCTCACGCGGGTTGTAGCGGTGGTTGTCAGCCACCATATTGGTGTAGATCGCCATGTAGCGCTGCTTCAGTAGTGCAGCACCGTCCTCGGCTTGGATCAGTAGTGCGCGGCCTTGTTTGGTCTTGTATGCCCCTAGGAATGGGTAGCCCGTGCCTATAGCGACGCAGATGCTGATCATGATCCAGGTCTTGTATGTCCCTGGTGGGGCTACCATCAGACTGGTCGAGGCCTTTGGCATCCAGCCTTCGATCATCCACTGTATCTCGTTAACTGCACCGAACAAGTCCACCATCGGTGTGACCAGGGCATCAAGCGATGGTCGTTGGGGTGCTGCAGGGCTGTTATCCTGCCCTGGATTAACAGCTTCCTTTGTGTACACCGACTGCACACACTTCTCCACCTGTGACCAGGGGAAGCCGTTCTGGTCAGTCCGGTCATACCAGCCACGCAGGATCACCAGCGCTATATCGCGGGGTGTCCGTATGGAGGCCAAGTACCCAGCCAGCCGAGTTGCGTCGCTGTCACGACTGCCAGACTTCGAACCCTCGGATAGCAGCGTGGCCACCCAATTGGTCTGGTCGTTCTCTTCGGGTTGGTTTGCCAGCCGAGTCATGATGAGGTCGTATAGGCCACGTGGTAGTTCAGGCATGTCGCCTTCACTAGCGTAGGCGTACACTGCACCGGACGAGTGGACAGAGGGAGGTAGGATGATGAAACCACCATCAGCACGTACATCTGCACCCTGCAGGAACTTCACGCGGTTTGGTATGGTGTCGGCATAGTCGGGATAGCGATAGTACAGGTGGTATCCCTTGCCACTGCCAGACACAGCTATCTGCTGGGTTCGGTAGCCCATCAGTGAGGGCATGGCCTTTTCAGGGTCGTCCACGTCCACGACTACGATGCCGGACACCCGACCCGTGATCGCGCCGATGTTGTAACGCGGGTTTTCAGTCCACCACTGGCGGATCTCATCCTCGGTGCTTTTCCTGGTCTGGTACTCACGCCACGTCTCCAGGGCGGGTGCTTTGCCCCTAGGCTGGGCGGGTATTACGTTGTATCCTAGTGAGTGGTAGTGTAGGGCGATCTCAAGGTTGCTGGGTGATTTGCTGGCCATTGGTGACTAGCTCCTCTTGTGCGTCTGTCCATACCCAATCGCCCTCGCCTGCCAGTAGTGCGAATATCTGATCCTGGTCGTACAGGTCAGAGTACAGGGCGATAGTCGGGATCTTGAACACCTTCGAATATGCGTGTAGTTCCTGGAATGTAGGCTTGCGGGTGGCAGGTATAGACTCGTGCCTGCTAATGGTGCTAACGTCTACCACCGTCCCGCTGTGCATGGACATCAACACAGCCAGTTCAGGCTGGGTAAGGCGCATGCACTTTCGTAACAGGGCGATGTTGTACCTGTTTCGTGGTTCTTTCGGCATTTAGGACTCCTCAATGGTGATAAGGCCCGTCTGTACCAGCAGATCGACCACTTCCTCC